TATTCGCGGCCTCGCAGTCGGTCCCGGTTATGTCCGACTGTGAGTGACTCAAAGAAAACAAAAGTTTTCTTGAGTGCCAAGCGGTCGTGGCGAAATTGGTAGACGCGCAGCCTTGAGGTGGCTGTGGTGAGAGCCATGAGAGTTCGAGTCTCTCCGACCGCACCAAGTGCTGGGGTATCGCCAAGTCCGGTTAAGGCAGCGGATTCTGAATCCGCCATTCGTAGGTTCGAATCCTACTACCCCTGCCAGCATACCAATTGTCAACTACTGACAACCACAAATAACCCGCAACAAAAAATGCGGGTTTTTTGTTGTTTTCGACGAGCCTTTGGCGAAGTCTAAAGTTCAACCCCTGACAACCCCAAAAAACCTGTGTTAACCTCGCTAGGGGACAAATTAGGGGACATGTACTAGGGGACACGGTAGGGGACAAAAAAATTCAGGCCATCGGTTGAGTCCGAAAAGAGGCGACGGGAGATTGTTTGCGGAGACATTGCCCTTTGTCGCTCACCTTTTTTTTGTGGACGAACAATGGCTACAACAAAACTCACAAAAGCCTTCATTGAGCAGGCTCCGGACGGCGTTTACACAGACCCTTTGACGCCGGGGCTGTCCTTGCGCGTGCGCTCAGGTGGGAAGCACCGTGCTTGGGTGTTTCGTCGCATGGTCGACAGAAGCCGCAAGGATGTCGGACTCGGTGGAGTTGCGTCTGTCACTCTCGCGCAGGCCCGACTTGCGGCCATGCAATTGCGCATGATGTCCGATGAGGATTTTCTAGCCCACATTCAAGCAAAGCGCACAGCAAAGCAAGCGGCAGTTTCCAAGACTTCTGAAGCGGACTCCGGTCTGACTTTTCGTGACGTGTGCAATAAATTCATGGAATGGAATGTGCGCGTTGGAAACTGGGAAGACTGGAACAAAAGTCACAGATGCTTTGAGACCATCATGCGGCTTCATGTCTTTCCGCATATCGGAGACATGCCATTTGCAAAAATTTCGGCCAAGGATGTAGCAAAGATCGGGGCTGAAATTTGGGACCAAACCGATCTTGTTGACCGAAGCTTGCAGTTCACGCGTCAAACGTTCGATTGGGGTAAGGCCAACGGATTTTTTGATGGAGACAATCCGGCGGACCGTAAGGGGGCACTTCGATACCTGTTGCCACGTCGAAAGCACGTCAAGCAGCACAGAGGGGCGCTTTCTGTTCCGGAATTGCCGGAGTTTTTTGCTGAACTCGTTCGTATGCCTTTGAAGCCGGCACGGGCTCTGTTTGCGTTTTCAGTTCTGACCGCCACTCGTTCCGCGACGGCTCGAGCCGCTCGATGGGAACAATTCAATCTGGAAAAGGGCGAGTGGACAATTCCGCCCAGCCAGCTCAAGGTTCACGGTAACGGTGCGTTGGTGGTGCCTCTGGCACCGGAATTGATCAAGTTTTTGTCGATTTGGGGAATAAAGAAGGAGGGGCTTCTTTTCACGCCCGAAAAGACGAGCAAGAAATCTGAGCCCTATTCGGATGCGACCTTTTCAATGACGATCAAGCTGATGTCTAAAGAAAAGATAAAGCGCGAAGAAAAGGCAGGGGTTAAGAACCCGAAGGGGTGGATTGACAAGGCAGAGAGCCTGAAGCGGGGAAAATTGGTGAGAATCACGCAGCACGGCGTGGCGCGAGCTACCTTTCGAACATGGTCGCAGGATGACGCACTAGGAAACGACAGACGCTTTGACGCGCGCACGGCCGAGCTGTGTTTGCATCACAAGGTAAAGGATGCGTACAACGGCGCGTATGAGCGAAACGAGTCCTTCATACGACGCCGTGAGATGATGGAAGCGTGGGCAGAGTTCTGCTTTAGCAAATCGACGGATTGGAGCACTTGTGTGCCTCAAGCCAACGATTGATATCGACTTCCCGAAAGGAATACTGGGAACCGTATTTGTAGGCAGGCACAAATTTGACCTTGCAGATTTGTGTCTTGCCGTTCTTTGTGTATGTGCCGCGAATCCAGTTGCGGATTGTGCTTTCGCTGCGGCCAACCATTTCGGCGGTTTCCTTTAGAGAGAGCATCTTGGGTTTCATGGCTTAGGCCTCCGTTTCAGATTGTTTATCAGTGCCTTCTGCGATGACGGCATACAGATTGAGGATTCGTGCGGCTTCGCGTGCCATGTCGGGGGACAGAGTAATGCCTCGATCTCCGATGTCATCGACTCGAATACGAATCTCGGACCCGTCGACTGAAATCTTTAGTTCTTCCATTGGATCGTACTTTTTGAAAAAGACTGCTTGTTGGCTCATTTTCCGATTCAAGAGTGAAAAGCCCCGGGATGACCGGGGCTGTTGACTGTTAAGCTGTTTTTTCGAAGAGGTCTTGCTGACGTTCGATCAGGCCGTCATTGACTAACTTTTCGTAGAGCCACTTGAGGCCTTTGCTGGTTATGTGTGTGTATGGCTTCTCGACAGGATTGCCTTCTGAAGATGTGTAGTGGGCGTAGCGCAGAACGGCTCTGCCCGTCTTGATTTGTTCCTGCATTGGCGTGTCGGCGTTGGTGTAAATGAAGCCGATCTGTCGCAGGTAGTCCTTGAACTTGCGCGGCGGATAGCCGAGCGTCTTGGCGGCCTGGGTGATTGTCATGTGCTCATTGGCGGCAATCACACGGTCGCACCATTTGACTTTTGGAGCATCTATTTTGGATTGCTCAATAAGCGCTTGGTTCTTCTCATACTGCTCTGCCCACGCTCTGGCGGCAATTGCGGGGTTGGTGAAGTCCGGCAGGGCAGGGGTCTGTTGGAGTCGTGCTATTTCTTCGCGTGCTTCTCTAAAGGCTTTGACCAAACGAATTTTTAGCTTGCGGGCGATCTCGGTGTTCTTCAAGAACGTGAAAAGCAAGGTTGTCTGGTCTTCGGTGAGCCACGCAATCTCTCTTTTCTGCGTGCCACCGGCGGTTTCAAAGGGTTGCGTTTCAAACGCGACCCTTCCGAAAGCCTCGAAATCAGGGAGATATTTGCGGATTAGCTCAAGAATGTTCTTGTGCTGAACTTGCACGCCTTCGGCGATGGTGATGGTGTCAACGACGGCAACCCCGTCTTTGTTGAGAGTGATGATTTCATGCATAACAAAAAGCCGCCCTTTTGAGGCGGCTGTGTTGGGTTAAGAAATGGTTACTGAGGGACTATCGCATTAGGTCTCGGCGTTCGCTTGAAATTGAGGATGTCATCTACAGGAAAGCCGACCTTCGCAAGCTGTCTCTCTAGGCTGATGAGGTTGATTGAAGTGCGTATTTCGTGAAAGCGACTGGCCAGGGGCGAGTCAACCAGTTGCAGGAAACGGTAGAACCTTTCGTAATACTCGCCAAAGACGTAGCGTTCGTAGTAAACACGCATACGCAAAGCTTCGCAGAATTCAGGCGGAACAAGGACTCCATGATTTGTTTCCGGAATGGGCTTCTGTTTAGGCCCTTGTTCAGGTACTTCCGGCGTTCTGAGATCAACCGTGCAAATGAACTCAATGGCGTCATCGAACTTGTCACGCGGAATGTTTGTGTATTTCGTGACTTGATAGCGGGCCTTGAGTGCGCGGTAGATCGTCTGATACTTGGCACCGTCTCGCTTGGCTCTCATGGCGACCTTGCTCATGATTGCGTAAGCCTGCTGCTCTGTGAGAGTCGGTGTCGGTAGCTGCGCCTGCGCGGGGCATTGCCTCAACGCAGCCTCCATCTTGTTAAAGGCGTCGATGTACGCCCACTTGAACTCTTGTGCGCGAGCGCCCGTGAAACCCATTGCGAGGAAGGTAAATCCGTCCCGCGTCAAGCGGTAGGCTTTGGACTTGATCGGTGCGCCGCCGCTAGGATTGGCGCGGGTTACAACCGTCTGCGCAAAATTGCGCACACGGTCTTCGGATACAGTAGAAAGGATGTTTTCGATGCTCCGAACAACGTCTCGATGATTCTTCTCAAAGAAGGTAGCAACGTCTGTTGAAAGCGTGGTGACAGAGCCGTCAACGACTGTGACGACAGGTGTGTTTTGGACTGCATTCATGGCAGGCTCCTATGTAGAGATTTAAGAGCCTCGCGTCCAGTGGTATTTGGGTGAGCGAGGTCCGGCGGGATACCACTACCGCCACATAGGAAACGGCCACCCGAAGGTGCCCGCCGGCCTCACTCGTAAAAGTGATGCCGCACACAAAAAATCCGCCAAACGGCAGTCAGGCGGTGTGTACGCCTACGTGATCGTTCGGGGTGGTATTCCCGGTCTGCTTTTTACTCGCAGACGTAGGCATTGTGCGGCAAGGGAAAAGAAAAGTCAAAGTAGAGCTGTCGATCTGTCCATGATCTTCGCTACGTAGAAGGATCAAAAACCCCGAGCCTTTTCAGGGTCTCGGGGTACCTCTGCATGTATTTTCGAGCTGTGATTTCGTCCGGATGGTTGTAGAACTCACCTCGCGCATCAATTTTTGCGGGAAGTAAAAGGTGGTCCCGCTTGATTTTGGGAGGCAGTTGTTTGGTCGGCAGAGCGAACGCTTTGTAGAAGCGGATGGCGCGCAACCGGCTAGGCAGAATCTTGTCCCAGTCCGGGTTGACAGTAATGGCCGAGGCATCATTGAGCGTAGGCGAGCATTTTCCGCTATCTAGATATGAATAGAACTTGTTTGCGACCCAGAAGCAGTAGAAGTTACCTTCAAACTCAAGCACCAAGCGACAATCGTTAAAAATACCGCATATAGTGACGCGATCTTTGTTCTCGATGAGAATGTCAATCAGGGCGTCAATCTTTTGCGCCTCTTTTCGGTTGCCCCAGTAGTTGCGGAACAGCATAGAGGGGTTCGCAACGCAGAACGATGCAACCTCAAAAAACTCACTCAATGTCATCATCAGAAGTCTCCCGGAGCAACCTGGCAGCACTGAATGCCGTTGCGACGCCACATATCAACTACACGCTGCCGATCGTCAAAGACCAAAAACGGCTCATAGCCATCTTTTCGGATTCTCTCCAGCAGCTCTTCTTTCACGACATCATCGGGACGTCTATCTCCTGCCGTTCTCATGTAGAGGGGAATGTCGTCAATGTAGTCGCTCGGATAGATATACCTTTTCAACCAGCTCATGGTTGCCCCACGATAATTGGACGGGCGTCCGGAGCAAAAGATGACATCAAACGACGAGTCGAAACCAATACTCTGAACCATTGCTCGATTTGCGATCAGACTGGCGCAAACGGTCCGGATGGGTTCGATGGGTGAGTCCTTGCTCATGTTGCGGAAAAACTCCTCCCAGTTTTTAGTTTCTTCCACCAAAAAATGTTGGCGGTGCTCGTTGTTGGCCAGCGTGCCGTCGATGTCAAAAATGATTGCTTTTCTTTTGTACATTTCTAAATCCTGTTCTCAAAGCTTGTGCGCACAAAGAGGCGCTCTAGGTGCATGAACTGCTCGCTTGCACTCCGGCGGCAGAGGAAGCAGAGGCGGGGGCGTGAGCCGTGCCCAAAATTGGATGTACTTATCTCGGATTGCCATGAACTTCTGTCCGTCCCAATAGCCGATTTCGTATGTCGGATGCATATATCGCGGGCGGCGCACCCAAAGCAGGTAGTGCTTTCTTTGTAGCGGTTTACGTTGCGGATAAGGCAACCAGTCGGCTTGTTTCAACCTTCGTAATCCTCCGGCATGAAAGCCCATGCAATGATGCGGGCTGTAGAAACGAATGAGTAGTGTTCAAAACCGTTCCCGTCGCCTTTCGCTGTGGTTTTGAAACGACGGGATTCGAGAAACTTAGTTTTCGGCATCTCTTTGGTAACCAGGTAGGTGACCTTGTAATCGGTGTGCGGCGGCATTTCCGCCGGGTAGGGGTGCCACTTGACGTAGTTCTTTTCTCGCTCAGGCATTTGATTTGCTCCCCATGAAAGCCCAGGCGGTCACATTGAAAGCGCCTTCGAATGATTTGTTGACGAAAGTTCCCTTTTTTGCGTCGTAAAAGGCGACGCTGAAAACTTTTGGATGGCCGAGTGGAAACGCGGTCCAGATCACATAAAAATGCCCGCTGTGAGGCGGGCGAGTTTCAGGGAACGGGTGATATTTGATTTCGGACATTTTTAAGTAAAGAGATTTGCAGTCAAAAACCCGCGCGTCAGCTTCTTTTGAAAGCGTTCTGGGTGAATGCGTGAAAGGGTGCGATTGACCTTTTCAGAGATGGTTCTGCTCACGCGACGATGATCGGCATCTGATAGATAGAGCTTGAATTGCTCAATCATGATCAGCACGTCTGCAAATTCCTCCAGACTGTTGTCGGACAAAGGGGTAATGCAGTTGTGGCCGATTGGAGAAATGGTTTCGTCCGACCACTTTTTCTCGTGAATTAGGGCCACGGTAAATTCGGCCATTTCCTCAATAAGCTTCTGTGTCTGATGTTCTCTGCCGTAATGAACTGCAATTTGAACAATGCCCGGCTTGTTTGCATCAAGCGCTTCCTGAATGGTTCTTACGCGTTCGCGTTCTGCGTCTGGCATTCCTGCGATTCCTCCGTGATTGGGTGAGGCAAATCCTCGGTTAGGTACATCAATGTGGGTCTGTCGATTCGGATGATTGTGTCTCGATCGGCAAGGTGCCAAAAGCTCGTGTCATCGTTGCGCGCCAGGTAACCGGGCTCGCACCGGCCATGCACGAAAGCCACGCCTTGGTAACCGCAGACCGATTCGTCTTCGGTTGTTTTGTTTGGGGCGATGATGGCAACGTTTCCGAACGACAGTCGCTGCAAAAGTTCGGTGATGCTGAACTTTTTAGCTTCTCTTCTGGCGGCCTCTTGCTCGCTTCGCGGCAAGGCTCTCATCATCGTGAAATAGGTTTCGACAGCCAGCTCCAGAGGCTCAAGCAAAGCTTTCACGTAATCCGGTCGGCGCGGGCGACCGTCTCTTTCCTCGTCGGCCAAACCCTTCAGACCGTGAAGGGCCGCGGTGCCCATGGCTGCCAACTGTTCGTAATCTTTTTCGCCTTCAAAGCGCTTGGCAAAGGCGTAAAACTGGCGCATGGCGTAGAGCAAATTACCGTAGCAGGCGGCATCCCATGAGCCGATTCGAATCAGATTCAGGTTTGTATGCACAGCCTCTTCGAGCTTTTCGAAATCCTCTTCTTCGAGTTGCCCAAATAGGAGGTCATAAACATACGTTGGCCAGATTTCACGTTGACCTGCAACGTACTTTTTACCTTCGCGAGCCTTCTTTTTGGCGTTTTTCTTTTTGGCTTGTCGAGCTTGCTGTTTCTGCTTCTGCTTCTTGTTTTTGCTCATAGGTACAAAAAAAGCCGCATGGAGCGGCTCAACATTAGACAACACTCAAAGTGTCGTGATACTATTTCTGGTGCCTCGCTGTGGAGGTGTTTCTGCACTTTAGCAGCGAAATGGAACTCGATAGTTCCGCTTCTCCACGATGGCGAGGTCTTTGCAAAGAGGCCGCAGGGATTATTCTCCGCGGCCTTTTTGCATTTGTTTAGCTATCTCGATCTCTTTCTGCAATCACGGCGTCGGCTGTTTCCAGCGCCAACCGCTTGAGCTCTTTTCCCTTAACGAACGCTTGTCGGGAAGGGTACGTGATGCTCGCCGAAATCGGAAGCAGACCGAGAAAGGCCGCCATAAACGCGTTCCAAGGCGCTTCTTCGAGCGCTCGAATCTTGAGTTCGTCGGCAAGGTAGGTAACCGGGTCTTCGCTTGTCGAGTCTACAGAAGGCGGCTCTTCAACTTCGCGTTTTTTGCAGGCGCCGTACTTGAGCGTGCGCTTGTGGCCGTCAATGATGACCTCAATTCCATGCGCGCTTTTCCAGCCATCTACCAAAGCACCGAAAAGATAAAAAGCACCATCATATGTAATTGATCTCGGGTCAACAGGCATAACCAGCTTGTTGTCCAAAATGATGATGGGAGGCGTCTTGACGATGCCGGTTTCGATGGCCTCTTCGCAAAGACTTGCGATGGCAATAGCCCACGTCTCCTCACTTGAAAGGGTGTCGGAGTCTGTGTCAATAGAGCTTAGATCACGGGAATTGATCGTGAAGTATTCAGTCATGTCGTTTGGTTTTCCTGGCTGAGTTCAAGTTCTTTCTGGATTCTATGCCCGATCCATCGTACCACCGGTACACACCAACTGTTGCCAAGGGCCTTGTAGCGTGGCGCATCCGGGCATTGTTCTGCCGGTTTGCCGCGATAGGGGATTTGGGTCCATCCGTCCGGGAAGCCCTGGAGCCTTTCGCATTCGACAGGCATGAGTTTGCGCACCACAGACGCAGTTGCTACAGCGTGCGAATGGCCGCGCGTGAGCGTGTACGACGGGGCGCCTACCGCGCCAATACCCGTGCCATTGGAGCCGCCTTTGCGCCCGATTGAGTTCATGGTGTCTATTGGGTAGACGACTCCGTGAACTCCAGTGGCGTTGAGCGTGAATGATGTGTCTTGACTAACACCTGAACCGTCAGGTCCACTCTCTGGTTTGCGCCCGATTGAGTTCTCGGCCAGACAGAAGATAGGCGTGGTGGTTTTCAGCGGCGGGCTTTTGTCGACTTCGATGGCTCGATCTGTACCGTTTTCGCTAAGGACCAGTGGCACTTGATTTCCACCGGTTCCCATGCGGGCTTGCAGAGTCGGAGACTTGTCGCTTTCTCGAATCACATCGTTTGCGTGGGTCATGTCGTAAACCTTCACTTCTTGCATACGATCAGCATTCCTGAATCGACGGACTGGTTGTTGGCGAACTGCTTCTCAGCGTCACGCGCCGTCAAAGTCCCAATAATTAGCGACTCGCTGCCCCCCCCCATGTCTCCGCCGGAAGCGGTCAGAGTGCCTGCGGCTCGGCTCGCATCGCGGTACGCTCCAAAGCTGCTTTGAGCAAAGGCGGCAGTTGCTTCCCGCGAGACATCGCTCGTCTCAGAATCCCGAGGCAAGCCTTGGCGCTCAAAAAGTATCTTTGCGGGATCAATGCCCCCCCCCCACAGCACTTGAGACAACGAAGACTCGGCGGCGTCGTTGGGGCACTCCGAAATGTTGAGCATCGAGCACGCGCCACGCTGCTTTGCGTTTTGGTCCGGTAACCAGACCTGCACACGGCCATCGATTTGAGCCGGACGAAAGGGGAGAGTCCGCTCCAACAAGCTCCGCCAAGAAACACCCGAAGGCGTTGTCTTTTGTGTTGAGCACTCCTGGGACGTTCTCCCAGAAAACGATTGGAGAGGGTTTTCCAAGTTGAGTTCGAGCTGAATGAATGGCATCGGCTATTTGACAAAAGACAAGTGAAAGATTGCCTCTGGCATCGTCCAGAGAGCGGCGTTTCCCCGCGACTGAAAAGGCTTGGCAAGGCGTCCCTCCGCAGAAGAGGTCGGGAGCTTCGATCTCTCCGCTCAGAATGCGTTGCGGGAGCGTGGTCATATCGCCGTAATTGGGTACATTTGGGAAGCGATGCGCTAAGACAGCGCACGGGAAAGGCTCGATTTCCGAGAACCATGCCGCTTCCCATCCGAGAGGATTCCAGGCGACACTGGCTGCCTCGATGCCCGAGCACACAGAGCCGAATCGGATTTTCATAGGACAATAAAAAAGCCGCTCGGGGCGGCTAGTGGCATTTCAATTGATGGCTACAAACTCATCAGCATAAATTTCTTTACCTGTGTACCAATCAGTTCCGATTTTGGTTTCTATTCCGAGGCCATTAACGTCGTCATATGAATCCATTTCATCGTTGTACGCGCGAACCTCTAAATCACCATGTTCTTTTTGCAGCTCTTCGAGTTCTGCAATGAGTTCAGAAATTTTCATACAGGCTTCTCATTGATTTTTGGTTTTAAAGAAGACCATCCAGAAAGTCTCGCCTTTCTTGCCCCCAGGCTTGCGGTTTCCAAACAGGGGACGCTGTCCAAACACGGAAAGCACGACATGAAGCGGAACCTGGTTGTCATTCCATTTGAAGATCAGTGTTCCTTCGGGTCTCAGGACGCGCCAACATTCTTTGAAACTGCGTTGCAGGAAAGCTAGCGGGTCCCCTTCTGGAAGAACCCCGTAGCTTTGGCGCATATAGGAGCGCTCTCCAGCGTACTTGAGATGAGGCGGGTCGAAGACGACCAGCGCGAAGCTTTCGTCTTCAAATGGAAGGTTGGTCACATCCATCTGCATGTCAGGATGCACTTCTAGGATGCGCCCGTCGCACTGGACGTAACTTTCATCCCGCACATCTCCGTAGAGCACATAGGGTGCAGACTTGTCGAAGTAGAACTTGCGGCTGCCGCAGCAAGGGTCGAGAACGGGGGGGGGGGAAACTAGGCTCATTCGTCATCGGTATCAAGCAGGATAGTTTTGGAAAGGTGTTTTGTCTGGTCGTACTTGTCAGAAACAAGTGTCTTGTCGATCTTACGAATTCCTTTGTAGAAGCCTTTTAGGAACAAACAGTTTGATTTCACAAGGCGAAGCAGGAATTTAGGATCGGCAAAAACGCCGAAGGTGTGCCGCTCAGCGGGCTTGAGTTCGACTACGTGGTAAGGCGAGATGTCTTTCCATGATCTGAGTGTCAAAAAGCCCATTTCGGGGAGATCATAAGAGCCATTTATGTAGGCAATGGTTTCTTCGTCCGCAGCGAAGAAGAACTTTGAGCAGTAGGGCAAATATGCTTGCCACTTGCTGTCATACACAAAATCATCAATTGAAGATTTCACCTCAACAATGATCGATTCGAACTTGTTGTTTATCGCGTAGATGTCAGCCCGCAGGTGCCGATTTGTATCTAGCTGGACCTCAAAAAACGGGAAATAACCTTTTTCCGAGAGGTACATAGCAACCCCGAGTTTCAATGCGTTAACTCGATCGCATTTCGACTCAGGGGGTTCTGTCATTTGATGTTCTACGTAAGCCATAAAAAAAGCCTCCAATTGTTGGAGGCTCTCGATTGTTATTTGATTGGCAGGAACGGTGTCGGTGCTCCGCCGGCTGAGTACACGGGAAGCTTGCCGTCCCACTTTTCAATGGCGTTGAGCTTGAGTACGTCCGGGTTGTCTCGTAGTGCCTTAGCCTTGATTGCGATGGCTTCGGCTTCTGCGCGGGCTCGTGTCAGGCGCGCGTCTGCTTCGCCTTGAGCGGCTACGCGAAGCTTCTCGGCTTCTGCCTTGGACTGAGCTACCTCGTTTTCACGGAGCAGTGCGCGCTGGGTGGCTTCGATCTTTGCATTGATGCTGTCTTTGACTTGCTGCGGATAGTTCAAGTCACCGGTCCAGGAAAGCTTGATGATGCGAATGCCAACAGGATCTAGCTTGGATCGCAGTTCTTTCGTGACGCTTTCCAAAAGTGTGGTTTTGCCGCCCTGCGTGAGAGCGTTGATGTCCATGGTGGAAGCGTGCTTGATCAGCGCATCAGAGATGTACTGTCGAAGATTGATGTTGGTGATCTCTTCAATGCCCTTGCGGTAAGTTTCAAAGATCAGAGCGGCCTTTGCAGGATCAATGTTGTACTCGACGCCCACATTGGCAAACACATCCATGGCGTCTGATGTCTGAAAGCTGAATTGTTCGTCGTAAGAGCGGAGCTGATTGAAGGTTGGGAAGGCGTAGAGCTTCTCATTAATGCCGACGAAGTATCGACCGGTGCCTACCACCTCATTATTGACACCTTTGTCGGCGTAGAGATTGACGCGAACGCCGACATACCCGGCTTGAATGGTTTCGATGGACATAGCCAGGAAGCCCGCGGCCACGATTGCGGCAGCACCGACGCCGTAGGCAATCAGGGCTCCCTTGCCTGTGAATTTGTCTGAAAACGAAGAGTGATATCGGAACATTGTGTTAGTCCTTAAACGATTCGAGGAAGTAGCAGGCCACAGCAACGACAGGCGTCAAGCAAAGCACCAGAGCTACGATGATGGCGGCAATGCTGTCTTTGGACAGCAGCCAAGGAACAATCCAGGTGTAGATGCCGAAGATCATCACGATTGCAACGGCAATGACGATGTAAATGAGGTTTTGTTTCATGGTTTGGGGCATAAAAAAGCCGCCCGGAGGCGGCTCATTGTTGCTGTTCATATTCGTCAAGTAATGCGTCGGGGTCTAGTTCGAACTCTCCGCATCCGAGCTCACCAAGCGCGACTCTTTTCATTTCAAGGTATGGAAAACCTTCCACGCGTTCTATGTGTATTGGAGTTTTTCGGCGGCAATATATGGAATTCCCATAGTGTTCTTTCAGAACTTCAACTTGTTCTTCGTGAACTGAAAAGCGGCATTGCAATGCTCTCACTATTTCATCAAAAGTGACTCCCTTGTGGGTTCTGCAATAAATGCAGTTTCGGCATTTTCCGTAGGGCATTTTTATCTCTTTAAAAGTCAAAACCTTGCATCTTGCCGCGCCGCTGGCGCAACACGACAAAACGCCGTCCCCGAAGTCAGGGTGCGGCACGGCAAGGTGAAAAGCTTCGGTGGCCGCGCACCGGCTGGAAAAGCCTGCTGGAGGAACCGGCGGGCGGCCGAAGAGGTTAGTCGGGTATGTACGGCTCTGGGAGTTTTGCCCAAGCCGTGATGTTTTTTCGCTCTTTCAAGCCGTAATACCAGCTGTGGAGAAAATACTCATAGCGAAGCATTTCGATCTTGTGTATCCCATAAGGATCGACGCTTGTGATGAGGAAAAAACCACCATACGGGGGTTGTTTTTCAGGCCAGGCATTCCATTGAACCTTTACGGTCTTTTTAAAGCTTCGGCGCTTCATGTATTTTCCTTGTACGGCTCAGGCAGATCCGCAAACGCAACAGTGGTTTCGAGTGGTGCGCATGGTGCCGCCATGAATGCCTTTTTTTGAACATCGAAAGGAAGAACCGCGTATTTGCCGTCAATGTCACAAACGAGAAAATCTCGATTCTCCGTAGGGCAGCACTCTTCGCAGAGGTGCCAGAAAGGATTGCTTCTGTCTTCTGGCGAAAACAGAGGAAATCGCATCCAAGCTTTTACACAGCCGCTGTCGTAATAAAACCAGTCATTGCCGCCATCTGTGTCAAACTCATCAACATCTACCTCGCCATTGGTTAAGGTCACAAGGTAGGCCATGTCAGGTTCGGGCCATTTGCCGACTCGCACCACACCAGGTTCAGGTAGGTTTTGTGCGACTTGTTCACGAAACTCTTCTTTAGAGGCCTCGCGAATGCTGACAGGATGCCAAATTAAACTTTCACGCATGTTGCTACTCCCACGGAAGCTTGATGTTTATTGGTCTCCAGAGGTGAACGCAGTTGTTGTACAACTTGACGCACTTGGACTGGGGCATGAAGAACTGAATAACTTCGTCTTCAGGGTCCCAGAAGAGCATCTTCACGAACTGCAACTCGGCACATGTAGGCAAACGATTTTTGAGACCAACGCTTACATGTTCCCACTTGATTCCCTTGTCATCGGTATCTACTGAAGCGCAGACAGCTAGAGTTTTTCCGTTGAACGGGACAAAAAAAGAGTTCAGACCATATACGGACTGAACTCTGTATTGTTCGGGGTATCGCAGCATGGCTTAATCCTTTGACTCATTCTTGTCGGCCGCACCAATCCCTTTGGCGATTTCCTTCATGGATGCGTCGAACTCTTCTTTTGTCATAAGTCCGGCGTCGATTGCCTTGTCTACTGTCGTGAGCACGCGATCAATCGCCTTCAAATGCTGTTGGTTTGGAATAACAATGCCGATGTAGAACATGCCGAGAATCAGGACCACAATCCAACCGAAACTCATGGCTTACACCCACGGACGGAATCGGACTTTGCTGCCATCCAGAACGGCGCACCCACAAACGGACCATCTGCTCCCGTCCCAGAAGCCGAAGCCCTTGAAGTATTCCCTCCCGAGGCGTGGTTCCGGGGTGTCCAGGTTTTCGTCCTTTCCATAAAGCTCCACACGCATGTAGACATCTTTTGGCGGCGCAACTTTTGGCCATATATTCCACTCGTTCGGGTTGTATTCTGGAATTGCTTCAATCTCGTGTTCGTACAGAAGCATGGAAAAGCGATTCACAAGCTCGGATCGTCCAGACATAAACCCGAAGAAGATTCTGTAATCGGCATCGGTTGTTCCGTTACCTCTGATGTCTTGGAGTTCGTTTTGGAGACGGTGAGAAAAATCACCGTTGCTGATCGCGTCGAGATGCTTTTGCAAAGCACTGTCTTTCAATCGGTATGTCATGCTTGCTCCTCCTCTGCGATACGCCTAAGTTGGCGCTCGATCTTTAACTCGACTTCCGACTCAACGTCGTAGTCTTCCGGAGCGTACTTGTTGTTCAAATAGCAAAGCTGGTCGATCATGATCTTCACGTCTGCCAGCTCTTCGACGAAGTTCTCAAGGTAGTTCTCTTTGATTCCGCCAATCTTCTTTAGTCCTTTGATCGCAACGATCAATTCGGCCATCTCTTCAATAGCTTTTTCGGCTTGAGCGTCAAAGCCGTAGTGGTCGGCGATCTTTTTGAGTCGAGGATCAATGTTTTGAATGTTTTGGGTCATGGTTCACCTCACGCGATTAGGTCAATCCAGAATTTGAAGCTGGCTCCGACAACGCCGATCATCACGATCATCAGAAAAGCGACGAATCCGAGCGCTCCGATCAAGTAGAGAAGGTCTTTCACGGTTGCACCTCATAAAAGTCAGCATTCATTGCCAACGCTTCACGGAACTGACACAGCTGTTCCGGGCTTAGCGAAACGTATTCAATGCAACTGGTGTCATCGGCTTTTGTTACGCAGGCTCCGATTCCGCGTTCTTTCTGTTCAAAAACTTTTGCAGGATGTTGGAATATCCAGCAAAAAAGCAGTTCGTCCGAAGCAAAGCTTTCACCGAGGTATGTCGCACCGCTGTTTATGATCACGCGATGCAAGTTCTTAGCGGTTTTGACCTTTTCCAAAAGTTCTTCGAATGTCATAAGAAAAAAGGCCGCGCTAGGCGGCCATGAGATCAGTGTTGATTGGCGTTCTGGGCGTTGACGTAGGCGTCACGCCATTCGTCCAGCTCGGGCGGGATGTCCTTGGGAGTTGCCGGAGTCGGTTCAGGTGCGGCAGTTGTAGATGCCGGAGCTGTCGAGGTCTGAGTTGGCCGTTCTTCAACTGGAGAAACAACGGGCTGAATCTCTACGCCTTTATCTGTGAAAGCTGCATCAATGAAGTCGTTTTCTGTGAGGGCTTCACCTCTGTCAGACCGTTCATCAATTTCCACAGCGCGCACGGCCTCGATGCTCACAGGAAGATACTTGAAGAGCTTACGCACAACCGTCTTGCGAGCCATTTCTGACCAATGCGTGACCCATGGGCCATTCTTGCTGGCCTTTGACTCTTTGCGAACTGCTTCGATTTCTGCACGACTCATGACTTCGAACTGCACGCCACCGCCCATCAACACCGCCACAGCGTAGACGTAGGTGATGGCACCTCTGTCGGCCATAGGCGAAGGTTTGTGCTTAATGTCGGGGTGCAGACCAAGTTCGTAATTGAACTCATCTGCCTCATGAACGCAGTACGCGTTGATGGACGCGATTTGACCGGATCGGCGAGCGAGATCGATCATGCCGCGATAGCCAATGATCAACTGGCAAGTTTTGCCATACGGTAACAGGTAGCAGTGTCCCAAGGCGCTGCCAGGTTCAAGACCGAGCTGAGCACACTGAAGAACCGATCCCAGGAAGCTCTCTTGGGAACAGTTCAGCAATGCCGGCGTCTTTCGACACTCTGTGATGATGATTCGAGTCAAACGGTCAGCCGTCAAGCTCTTAGGCAGAGCCATAGCCATCTGAGCCTGAACTTTAGGAGAGCGAAGAAGAGAAACCAGAGTGTTCGGTTTGGTTGTTTCAGCAACCGCGGACGCGCGCGCTTTTGCGGGTGCGACCTTCTTCAGAAGTTCGGTAGTGGTACTCATGTTTTGTGCCTTTTTGTGTTTGGGTTAATAGGCGAGTCGGAAGGTTCGGCTTTCGCTTGTCTTGCAGAATTGCAGATAGGTTTCGGGCGATTCTTTCTTGAGCCGAGTCGAGTCAATTCGGGTTGTGCTTTGCGCTTTGTAGGAGAGGGCCTTCTTGCCGTTGATCAAGAACCCCTGAGCGTCCTTCAGGCTGATGATCAGCTTGGTTTTCAGCTCTTCTTTTTGCTCGGTCAGTTCTTTGATCTGAGCGTCGAGGTTCAGTATTTCGCCGATGTTCACGGCATCGTCAGGGGACGCCTCAACCATGCCGTCTGTGTCGCGCGGCCAGAGCTTGTAGGCGTCGGCAATCGTGACCGGGTCGGGCGTCACGCGAGGGACGACGTAGGTTGTCCAGAACTCGCGGCACTTGTCTTGCAGAACCGAGATCAGCTCATCATTTCGAGGCACAGCGTAGATGCGGAAATCTTGTCCGCCGAGAAGCGCGGCCACGTAGCAAATCTTTGCTCCCGTGATGCCCATGTACCACTGCACCTGCGTCTCGTAGTATTCGGGAATGACGTGCTCTGTGACGATTTCGCCGCGGATGATTTCGTATTCCTGCGTGTCGCCCCATGCGCCCGCAATGAAGGCCGAAGCCGTCTTACATTCGAGGATGGCGTCAGTCGTGAGCATCCGTCCTGTTTCGGCTTGTTTGGCTTCGTCGAGCACGCGCACATTGCCGGAAATTTCAGGATTGACTACGGCGCGGTCGATGTTTGCCATCATCCACGGTTCTTTGGGGTTGCAGAGCTGTTTGTTGACTCGCTGCACCTTCATGCCGGTGCGCTTTTGGAATTCCTTTGCAACCAGATCTTCGAGTTGTGAGCCCCAGTAGGCGGCTTGCGATTGCGAGTCATCAACATCTTCGTCCGTTTTGGAGAAGTAAACGTCAAGCGGGGTACGGTAGCGGGAAAGACCGAAAATAGCGGCAACGTCGCTACCGCCAATGCCTTGCTGTCGGCCCTTGAGCCATTCGATTCTGTCTTGTGTCATTTTGTGTTTGGGTTATTGGTAAAGAAAAGGCCCACTTGAGAAGCGGGCCATCTGGGTAGTTGTTACTTGGCTTCATCAGCCTTGGGTTCTTCGGCTTTTGCGGCCTTTTTCTTGGCGGCCGCTTTGGTTGCCTTTTCAGCTTCAGCCTTAGCTTTGTCGGCGGCCTGCTTCAGAACGGCCTTGACGTAGGCGGAGCAACGGTCTGCCAGGTCCTTGAACTCGATGGCGGCTTCTTCGATGCGAATGCCGTCATGGGGAGCGGCCAAGCCGTTTGCGGCCTCCAGCGAGAGTTCGATGATCTCTTTCGAAAGGCGGCTCATATCGCGTGCTGCGCGACCAACCGACTCCGGATTGATAACTGCGTAAGTCATTGGATTCTCCAAAAAAGAAAGCCACCCTTGAAAGAGCGGCCGGATTGATGTTGATGTGGTTAACCGAGGTCAACCGTAAGAATTCGGTACACGGCCCAGGTTATGAGAGCGAATCCGCTACCTAAGCCGATTGAACACAAGGTGTAAAACTTGACCTTTTTGATGATTGCGTCGGTTTTTTTCATGGAATCTCTCAGCTGTCGGCCTCGATTCCACTTCTCCATTGCGATGTCCATATTCGAGAGCCTTAGAAGAAAAAAGCCCTGTCAAGGAAAACTGCGCGTCTGAGAGCTTGGGGATCAGTGCGTGCAGAAGGGGGAGTTTGCAGAAGTAGGAACCTTGACAGGGCGGAAAGAGGAAGCCCCCACCTCCGAAAGGAGGCAGGGGCCACAGCAAAACAAGCGCAAGAAGCGCTGTGACAAGCCCAACCTTTCCTTGCACTCTTCATTAGGGAGCGGTCGTACTGGGATAGGGCGCATAAGAAGACCCCGCCAGTTGCGCATCACTTTGGTCAACGAGTCTGCGTTGGCTTGCGCACTGCCGCGGCTTACTCTGCAAAGGCTAAGCGTGCGGGGTCGATGGAAAGAATTATGTTCGAGTGTCTGGATGACTTTTGGCGGTTTTTTCCGAGTTTGATCTCTCCCGCCCGCTCGCACCCAAACATCTAACAGCCAAAAAAAACGAGCGGACGGGAGAGAAAAGGGTGAGGCCACTTGTGCTGGCGTGTCCGAAGAACTTTGCCGAGTAACCGGATGCGCTGGCAAGGATAACGGCCTCGTTAAAGGGGTAGCTTATTGGTCAAGTTGTGGAGCTTGACCAGCTCGGCTTCTGTGAGATGACCTTTTTCCAACGCGGAAGCAATTGCCTTTGAAGTCTCTTCCGTAGGTAGGTTCTCTAGGAGAGCGTTCAGAAATTTGTAGGTCAGAATAATGTGTTCTTTGGCTTCGTCAACAAGGTCATTTTCATTCGTCGCTTTCACTTTCCTCCTCCGGTTCTTCCTCATCAAGCTCTTCGAGCCGACTGTCAAGCTCGAAAAGTCGATCAGAGGCTTCCTTTAGATCGGTAGCGGCTCTGTAGATCGTGGTGTTGTTTCGATTCAGGCCGCGTAGTCCCCAGAAGATGTTGTCAACTTCTTCGAGAGCCTCTTCTTTGGCCTTTTCAATTTCGTCACGAGTCATTGGGTGTCCTTTTCTGTGAAGTTGTGGCAATCAGGTATGGCCGCTCAGTGCTCGATGTGTTGTGGATTCCGGAGGTAAGCACCAAACGGCCATGCCTGATGGCCAGGGAAGCCTGAAAAGCCGTGAAAATTTGTCACGGGTTCAGGCTTCAGTCAGTCAGCGCAGCACCGCAGTCAAATGGACTCTGTTTCACGGGCTTATGGCTCTCAGGGCCTCTGCGCGTACGTCCGGGGGTTACCCGTCCGCTCTGGCTGCCGTTATGCCCCACGGCAGCAAACAGGGAAGAACTAGAGGGGCTGTCAAACCCTTTTTTCTGCTACCTACGCGAGGGTGTGTGCATACGATTTCATTACTGGATAGAAGAACGTCGGTAGCAGAAAGAAGGATTCGCAAGCTCTTTTGACTGACGCCGCCTGTTGCCTAAGGCGGCACATCGCACGTGTTCGAAAATGAAGGAAAGTGGCGGCGTCAGTCAGAAGGACTCTCAAAGCCTTTTGTCTACTGCCCGGGCGGAGACCCCTTACGATTCAGTGGCGCAGGTGGAAGATTTCCGGGCAGCAGGCAGAAGGCATTGCCTTCTTTTGATGTCAAGGCAGTGGCGGCAGCTCCGTCAGAAAGGCCAGAAAGAGGCCGCACCCGACGATCGTTAGCGTCGCCACAAAGAGACCCAGGCGGGTATCTCCTTCGAGGTCTTCGTTGAGCCAGTTCCAGAAGCGATTCAGCATTTCTTTTCCTCCTTTGATTGGGTCTGATCGACTTCCTTGTTCAGAAGCTCGACAAGGGCGGCAGAGAACTGCTGCACATCGGCGATGAGGCGAAGGCACATCTGCGGGCCAAGTGCCTTTGCTTCGACCACTGCCATGCAGCGCTTGGCTAGAAGAGCGGCTATGTCGCGGGTGGTGAAATTGAGTTCCGTGTTCTTCATGTCTTGTGCCTTTTTGCGAGGCTCCGTGGGATGATTAGAGGTGTCGGAAGAGGTAAGAAAAACCGACTTTCTCTAACCATCCCTTGGAGATTTGCTATGTCTGAAAAATCAACTGTCAAGTTGTGTACTGGTGACGCCATTTATCTGGGCATGGTGGCTAGTGGCTGCCTAAAACTGCATGAGCTGGAAGTCACTAAGACCGACGATCCGTTAAACCTTGATCTGTGTCTTTCTGAAGATCTCGAGGTTTCTGAGAACTTTGCGAAGCTTCAGGAAAATGCGGACAACCTTCTTTGGCTTCGTCACAAGTGCCACCAAATTGCGCCGACGATCGAAGCTCTCTTGCAAGATCGGCTAACGAAGCAAGGTCGTTAAGCAGACGCTTAACTTCTTCGACCTTTTCTGCCGCACGGGAGCGCTCTTCGTTGCCTTTTCCCGTCCAGTAGACGTTGAAAAGAGCGATTGTTTTGGAAATTGCATGAGCCGCTTCCGCGCGCTTCTCTTCGACGACATGGAACAACGTGCGTCGGGCGAGATCTCCGGTCAGAATGACTTCACCGGCTTCTTTGTTGATCTCAAGCCCTTTGATAGAGCCGATCTGGATTTGCCTGCGACCAATTTCGCTGCGGCTATCCTTGCCTTCCACATTCCCGCTGGATTTGTCGGTAAGAAACTGCCCTAACGGTTCGCCGTCTTCTCCGACGTCGTTGCTCAGTTTTTGCAGAACGTAGATAAGACGTTCATAGGTCTCGAAAGGCGTCAGCACGGCCATCGATTTGCAGGCCGACTTCCAGATTTCTCTGGCGGCTGCTTTGGTGATTTTTGGGGTCTTGGCTTCCATTTCCAGCTCTTCCTTTGTTAATCCAAATAGGTCAGCAACTGCTTCAAAATCAATCTCGGCTTGGACTGCTTCGCGCACCTTTGGGGGAAGCAAGCTGATTAGGCGGTTCGGGTTTCCCATGGCTCTAGCCCCAATCGGTTTCGTCATCCTCGTTGCCGATCGGCTCGCCGTACACAACGTGCAGCTCTCGGCTCTCCTTACTCGGCATCGGCCTTTTCTTCAGCGATCAAGGCTTCGATTTCTGCCTTGTTCTGACGCCACCAGTCGGCGCCCCACTCTTCAGGCGTTTCGCCTTCGACTTCGATTTCGTCGGTCCAGTACCAGGGGCAGCACCAGGGGTTGGGCGTTTGGTCGCCCATGACGCCGCCGGCGTTTTCCCAGCCTTCGATAAAGGCGGCCTGCTGTTCTTCGGTGAGCGATTTGAGGATGAGGGTGGTTTTGGCTGTCATTTTTGGGTCTCTCTATTGGGTCAGAGAAATTTTTTTGGACAACCGAAATATATCACTGATACTCATATTCGTGTGTATCAGTGGTATCCACACTTCATGGAAATGCGCGTATCATTGATATATGTCAAAGAAATAAAAAAACCGCCCCGAAGGACGGTTTGACATATAGGAGTCAGAAGTTAGTTGGACGAGTCGTCTATGCTAATTGGAATTAGACATTTCCAAGAGGAGTCGTCCTCATCTTTGATGAACCATTTCTTGACGACTTGGTCTACGGATTCGGGACTAAAAAAAGACTTGGCCGCGTCAATGTCATCTTGATAGATGTATTCGCCGCTATTGTCTTGGTGAAACATCGCTAGACATAAAAAAGCAAGAGACGCGCGCTCTTCTGGCAGTGCAATATTGAAGAGACGTTTGGTTCTCTCCTCGTCTAAATAGATCATTGAAACCTCCTTCTGAATTTGTCACCTTCAACGCCGCCGCCTGTACTGGCGACGGTGCTCAACCATCACTCCAATGATTTCACACTTCTCACGGTCGGACCTAAGAATCGGAAAATCAGGGTTGAGCGGCGTAAGCTCGAAAACTTCTTGCCCGTGCTCGTTCAAACCGCGAGGGCGATACTTTTTGAACGTCCACTCGGCTCCATCGGTCAGATCGCTTTCTCTCTGGGCAAGTACGAAGTCTCCAGGCAATGCCTTAAGCGAAGGATCAATGACAATGATGTCGCCGTCCATAAAGTCAGGCTCCATTGATCTTCCTTCAAGGATTGTTGCAAACGATCCGTCAGGAAACTCCTCGCTAACCCATACGTAGTCTCCAGTCTCAATGTACGTTTCGGGTACAGCGAGTTGACCAGAATCCGTGAATGGGCTTGCCGGAGCGAACGCCACCAACGGAATTCGCTTTAGCCCCGGTGAGCTGTAAGGAACAGCGCGGTCGGATTTTAGGAGAGCAAGCTCTCTTGCCAGTCTAGGGCTAAATTCAGCCACTTCTACGTCAAGGGCTTTTGACATGAGTACGGCCATTTTTAAGCCCAATGGCCTTCTGCCTTGGAGATACTGACCAAGATTGGCAGGCGTTCCAAGGTCGTATTTCTTTACGAATGCTCTCTGAGAGAGGTTTGATTTTTCCAGGAACAGTTGCTTCAGCTTCGCGCATTCCTGTGCCTGTTCTGGGGTAAGCGGCATACGGATACTCCTTTCGTGCGTATCAATGGTACACCGCAACGCGAAAACACTTGATTGGCACGAATTAGGTATCAATGATACACTAATGGCGTTATTGTGCTTATCAGTGATTTGCAAGGACAATGAAGAATCTTTCGATTTTGGCCGTTTGCCAGTTTTTCGGGTCTCAGCGACGACTGGCAAAAATCCTCGGTTGCACCCCAAGCTTTATTGGCCATGTTGTGCACGGTCGCCGGCCTATGCCAGAAAAGTGGGCTCCGATAATTGAACAAGCATCTGGAGGCCGTTTTTTGCGATCCGAGCTCGCGCCTAATTCGCCGTGGGTTAAGACGACAGAAAAGTCTGAGGGCAAAAATGCGTGACTATGGAATTGTCAGTCCTCGCTTCTGGATAGGCGAGACAGGGCGTAAACTTAGAAAGCTGCCTGACGCGCAGCGCATCGCCATGTATCTTCTCACCGCTCCCATGGCGGACATGACGGGCGTTTTTTATTGCCCGGTGGCGACCATTCTCAACGATGTCGGAGCGCCTTGTGAGCCTCTGGAAGCCCCTCTGAAGGGTCTAGAAAGGGGCTATGAAGGGGCTCCGAAGGGGCTTATAAGGGCCTCCGAAGGCCCTTCCAAGGGGCTTCCAAGCCCCTCCGAAGGGGCTTATAAGGGCCTTCAAAGGGGCTTCGAAGGGGCTTCCGACCCCCTTGCAAGGGGCTTCCAAGGGGCTTCGAAGGGGTACGAACTCCCTTTGGAGGGGCATCAAAGGGCCTTGGAAGGGGTAAAACGGGCACTTTTGGCCCTCCAAGCGCTCGGTTTCTGTTACTACGACTTTGAGAGCGAGTACGTCTTTGTAATAGAGATGGCTCGTTGGCAAATTGCGCCCAAATTGAAGGCGTCTGACAACCGCGCAAAGGGGCTTCGCAAGATCGTCGAAAACCTTCCAAACCCAATGCGGGCGCGGTTTATAGCGCGATACAACGAAGATTTTTCTCTCGGCTTCGACGAAAAAGAAGTCGAAAAAATGCTGTCTGAAAGCAAGCCCCTTGCAAGCCCCTTCGAAGGCCCTTGGGAGGCCCTCCGAAGCCAAGATCAAGAACAAGATCAAGAACAAGAACAAGATATATCTTCGAGAGTTTCTAACGAAACTCTCTCGTCCGCTAACGCGAACGCGAGCGAGTCGGTTGAAGAAAACCAGACGGACCTTTTTGACTCCATCGAAGAGCCGCGGCACAACTTGGCGGAACAAAGCGACGCACATCCCGCTGAAACCTCCGTCAGCGCAAGGGGTGAAGCCGCGGCAACGGTGGGCCGAGCCCCTGCGCCCAAAAACGAGCAAACCGAGTCGAAACCATTGTCCGGCTTGGAAAACCACCCTGCGCCCAAGGTGGCCCCGAACCCTGCCGATGCGCACCCTGAAATCGCATCGGAAACCCCGCAAATTGGGGAAAGTGACCCTGCCGATGCGCTGGCCCCGAAATCTGCCAAGCGCAACCCTCCCGTTCCGTACCAGAAGGTTGTGGACCTCTACAACGCCAAGTGCACGCCCGCTCTTGCCGCCGCCAGGCTTACCGACAAGCGCAAGGATGACATTCGCAAGCGCTGGCACGAAATGCAGGAATACACCGGCGCAAAGACGGAGGAAGAAACGCTTGAAGCTTTTGGGACCCTTTTTGACCGCGTTGCACACAGCGACTACCTCAAGGGACTCGTCAATGGTTTCAAAGCGGATTTTCCGTGGCTGATGCAACGTGAGAAGTTCGAGTATGTCCTCGGAGGCCGCTACGACAACCGACAACATGCCGCCATTGCACGAAACAGCGCAGGGGGTACGTCACCCTTACCCGCCCACCTTAACCCGTGTCAGCGCTTCAATGAGGCTTATTACGCCGACGCGAAGAAACCGGATGGAACTACCGATTGGGGAATCTGATGATGCAAACTGGATTTCAATCGCTCGCAGAGATTGTCGTGAGCGGAGTCTCATGGCGCAACGAAGATCGGTGCTGCCTTGAGCATGGCCCCTATGTCGCACGAGTGGTTTTTGCTGCGGGCAAGAAGGTTTCGGACGGCATTTGCCCCGTCTGCCAGCGTCTCAAGGAAGAGGCTGAAGCCAAAGCGCAAGCCGCGGAAAAAGCCAAACTCGAGGCTGAAAAAGAACGCCAACGCCTAGAGGAAGCTCTTGGACATGCGTTCATTCCTGCCGATTTCAAGGGCAAGACCTTTGAGAATTTCATTGCTGACACGCCTGAGCTTAAAGAGGCTCTTTCGCTCGCAAAGCGTTTCGTCAAAGGTTGGGACAAAGCCAAGGCGGGCGGATACGGATTGTTTTTCTACGGCAACCCTGGGACTGGCAAAAGCCATTTGGCCATTTCGATCATCAAAGCGTTGCTGCCGAATATCTCTGCGCTCTATACGCGCGTTCCGGACATGATCAGCTACATACGAGCGCAGTGGCGTCCGGACGGAGAAATCAGCTCATACGCCGCGGTTCGCCGCTACGTCAAGATTGATCTTCTGGTGCTAGACGAGCTTGGTGTTCAGTCAGGTTCGATCAATGAGCAGTCGCTGTTGTTCGAAGTGATTGACGCCCGCTTGTCCGAAAACCGTCCCACGATCTTTCTGTCCAACCTCAAGCCCAAGAATCTGGCCCCGATCATCGGGGAGCGACTTGTGGACCGAATCAAGGGCAAGTGCGTACCGCAGCAGTTTTCCGGTGAGTCGCGCCGCAAGCCTCTCACAGCCGACGTTTTCGGGGAGGCAGCATGAAGATCGCCCGCAGAAAGTTCCCGTACAGGTCTGAGGAGTACGCGCCGTTTGAGTTCCGTTTTTCTCGGGTGCGAACCCGCACGTCCATCAGAAAAGCGCACAACGGACGAGTGATTTTTATCTGTTTCTATCGCCGTGGCGAAATGAGACAACGTAAGGGATACCTCGTCGTCAATCACAAAGGTGCGTTTCTGTGGGATGACTTTGGTGAATGGGGCGAAATGTGGATTCCTGCCAAAAGCGTGGCTGGCTGGGCATACGTGATTGAGGATGGATATTCCAGACGGAAAGCGAAAAAGGAAAGCCAAGAGATTGCCGATTACTACCCAATTGATCGCCGCCGCGAGCGCCGTCAAAGACGAAAGGAGGCGGCATGAGCTATCAAATTGGCGATTCGAGCACTTTTGAAGAACGTAAGGCCATGGTTGAAGAAGGCTACAAAGCAGGCCTTGCAGGACTACAACAGTCCGAATGCGAAAAAAAGCTGTTTCCCAACAATATTTCAGTGCATCTAGCGAGCTACTTTCGGTCGGGATATCTCCGTGGGTTAGTACGACGGACCGAACTCAAACTAGAAGAAGACGAGAAAAAAATGAAAAGAGAGATGAGCAAATTGACCGGAAAGACATTCGTCCGTGTATCGCTGGACGATGCCAGCGTTATTGAAGGGATGCTTTTCGACTTAAAGAACGAACGCTGTTTAAGCACCCATGAATTGTTTGCTTTTCAAAACTTTCTGAAGGCTTACGAAGACGCCAAAAAACGCGAAAAGAAAAAGCAAGACCTTGCCGATGAGATGGGCGAAGGCACGTGGAGCCTGAAATGACGTGGAAGGACCTCAACAAAAAGCGCCTGTTGATCGCTGTGATCGTCGTGGCTGTGTTCATGCCCGTTGCCAATCAGTTGGCCTCGTGGGTGCCGCCCGTGTCTGAAGTCCTTTCGGAAACAACTCGGCAAATCATCGCGGGTATTTGCTTGATTTTCCTTGGCAGTTTCGTCTTTGTCCTACTGGTCGGACAGTTCTACGAATTTCTCGAGGCTGTCGAGCAGGTTTGGAAAAAGATGAGAAACAAGATCGAAACGAGAGAGAAATGAAAAGACTGGTTTTGTTGGTTTTGATGGCTTTGCCGGTGGCCGCAAGCGCGCAGTTGGCGACGGGAATGATTTTGGGGTCTGCTATGGCATCGGCGTTCGGAGACTCGCAGGTCAAAAAGCCGCATTCGTGCGCATCTTGTCACGTGGAAGTTTTGCCTCTCAAAGAGCCATACAGATACACGGAATGGAAAGCAACCTCTCGAGATTGGACGCGGTTGGGGTTTGTTTCTGTGTACGTACGCAAAACGGGAAAGATTCGTCGCGTCTATGAGGTCAAAGAGGATGGTGAGAAGCGATATCTACTGCCGTCGGATAGCAAGTTCAATCCTCACGAAGTTTGGGAATAGCCCAGTGCTGCAAAACCGTGCAAGCAAACTTGAAGAGGGTACGTATGTACAAGGTGAAAAACAAGGTGGAAATCGACTTCTATGACGCGCAAATCCTCTGCGGCGCAGTCGCCGATTTGCTTTTCGTCAACGAGAAAAGCGGTTGCCTCATTCGCGGAGACCATGAGCGAATTGATGAGGCCCGAAAACGGCTTTGGGATGCAATCGAGAAGGTACGCGAAGAGTGGGTGAATGCACGTTACGAAGAAATTATGGAGAACCGTCGTGAGCGCGTTTAGTTGGGCTTGGTTCTGGTTCGGAGCATGGCTCGTCATGGCGGTGCTCTTCTGGTTGAAAAAGTAGGAAAAGACAATGCGAAAACTTGAAAAGATCGATTTCAGCGAAGCGCTTTCCTTGCTTCGTCTTGACCCCATGCATAGAGCGATTCGTCGTGCCTGTTGGCCGACTCTGAATTTTGTTCTCGGTTTTGTGCCGGGGATTGGTGGCATGCCCGAAATGCCCGGCTTCGGACCGATGTTGGTCATTGTTGAAAAGATCGATGCTCCTCAAGACGGACACAAGTCGTTCTGGACTCCCTGTAACGATGATCTTTTTGCCTCCGACTGGGAGATGCATGAGATTGACGACTGAAACGGGACCGACACACATGAAAAAGTACCGAAGCCTTGCCGAAGTCATCGCCCAAAACTGGCGATGGATTTGGAAAAACACGCGGATGGTCGTTCGCATCGAGGGGCATGATCTGATCGTGGAGCGAATGCTCACCACGTTTTTGGCCGAATCGCGCATTTCTACTTGGGTTTTCGACTCGAGCGAAGCCGACGGCAGCGGGGCCGACTCGGATTGCCTAAAGGTCTTGATGCACACGACCTCGCGCATCAGCGAAGGCTGGCAGAAAGAAGAAGAGTTCGTCGAAATGGCTCGACGAGCTTGGTTTGTCAGTCACATGGACCCGGATGCAAAGATCGAGACGGCCTCGATCAAAGAGCGCTTCATGGAGGATTGCCATGTCTGAATTTATGCCGGTTCTGTCGGACTTGATTTTGTCGTTTGCCGTCTGCCTTCAGATTTGGCGCATGAACGCGCTTCAAAAGTGCATCCAGGAATGGGACGACAAGATGAGACAGAAGAGTTGGGAAATCAATCTTTATCGACCGATTCTGAAGGTGCAAAAGTCTGAACAAAAGAAGGCTGATGAGCACGACATCCGTTTGGAGGGCAATGCATGAATCGCAATCGCCTCAGAACAGCCTGTATTGGTTCGGCAGCAATCCTGATCGGGATTAATCACGGCGCATGGATCAGCTCACTTGTTCCGGAAGAGGTTCGGATGCTCCTGGTAAAGGCACTGGCTACGGCATTTTTCTTTGTCTGTTTTGCTGTGTGCATTTACCTGCTTCTGGAGTTGTGGGAGGTGTTCAAGGGGCTTAACCAAAAAAGTTCGGACGAGCAAAACAAAGGATAGCGAGACGATTCCCGCGGGCGGTTAAGCCGATTTTTAGTGCTTTTTCTCGGCACCTCTCCGCCGCCCCGCGGGAACCTCTTTTAAAGGAATTCGACGATATGACTTACGACAGACTCGAAGAGATCAAAAGAAAGGGCTACCAAGCCGGTCTCAACGGTGAACGATGCAAGCAGTACACGGAAACCATGGGCAACCGCCAAGAGGTGACTGTTTTCACAGAGGGGTGGGTGTTTGGTAATCGAGAGCGCAATCATCGCATCGAAGAAGAGCGTCGCAGAAAGGAGGCTCAGAAGAAAAATGGGTAAGTCTCAGAGAACCAAGGGTGCTGAAGGAGAGCGAGAACTCTGCAAGGTTTTTGCCGAAACGCTCGGAGTTGATGCTCACCGCAACCTTTCCCAGACGCGCGACGGAGGAACCGACATCGCTTTCGGTCCCTTTCATGTCGAAGTCAAGCGCCGCGCAACCATCGGCAACGTTTATGACTGGCTGGAGCAGTCCGAGGCGTCGTGTAATACGCCCGGGCAGATTCCCGTCGTGTGCGCCCGCGCCGACCGAAAAAAGTGGTTTGTCGTTTTGAACATTGAGGATTTCTGCCGGTTGGCCGGCAATGAGCTGTAAGGAGTTCCCGGACATGAAGATGCGTAGCCGCCGATTCCACACGCGGGCAAAGTTGCTCCGTCAGATGCAAAAGTCTCAGCCGGTGGATGCCGAAGAAGAGGTTTCAGCCGGACGCCTTGATCCGAGTGCTTTGAACTTCCTGAAAATGCTTGGAAAGGGCGCGAAATTTGTGCCTGTAGGCTCTCAGATCGTGGGGCGCAAAGAGTTGCGTTTTGGTGCCGACAACCGCCGTTAAAAAGGATTACGCACCGTGAGCAAGTCTTCAATGCGTGTTCGTGGCAAGTCGGCCGCATCCATGTCTGTCCGTCAGGAACAAGCGCAGATCGTGAGAACGATCGGCGAAAGAATGCGGCAGGCTAGAGAGCTGTGCAACCTAAGCCAGGCTGAGGCCGCCAAGCGGCTTGGTTACGCCAATTCGTCCAAACTCTCAAAAGTAGAGCGTGCGAACGACACGCACTCTTTGCCGATCTGGTTGCTGTTGCGTGCCTCCAAAGTCTACGAAGTGAGCATCGACTTTCTGTTTGGTCTGTCCGAGTCGTTTGATCGCAGTTCCCGTATGCGACAGGAACGCGCCGTCTCGTCTTGGCTTTTCGAAGAGTTTCAGAAGCGTCAGACGCAGGATATGTGCGTTCTGCGACAGCTTCATTACAGACTTGAAGGAATGGGGCGAGTAGCCGCAACCATTTTCGAGCAGGTGGATCGCACTTCAGAAGCTTTTGCGCTTTTCCGCAACCGCAACCCTGAATTTGACGAAATGCCCGTCGGAGCGAAATTGGTTAGCCGTATTGAGGCGCTCGAAGCGTCCGTTTCGCAGTTGCGCAACCAAATACGGCAGTTTGACTATGAGTGCAAACGCGCCGCCAATGCCGACAGCCTGCAACCTCAGCTGCCTTTCGAGGAGGGTGAGTGATGGCGGGCAAACTCACCGACATACAAATCAGAAATCTGCGCAAGGTTTGGGAGGCAGACCCTCGCCCGGGTGTTGCTTGGCTCGTTAAAGAGAAAAAGTTGCCCGTTACGCGGCAATACCTCGACAAAGTGGCGAAAACACAGGGCTGGAAGAAAATTCGGGTTGCTGTGCAAGAGTTGCTCACGGACAAAAATGTCGAAAAACGGGTTGCTCAGGCCCTGAAGAAGGACAAAGCAATCTCAGCAACCAAAAAAACTAAGCAACCCGCAACCACTCAGGTGCCGATAAATCATGGCATTCAGAATGAAGAGCCCGTAGGACCGTTGCAATTAAAGGAAGAGCAATTTGTAAGGGCCTATGTGAGCAACTTCAATGTTGTTGAGGCGTCCAAGATGGCGCACATTGGCAAGCACACGGGCTATGCGTTGATCAAAAAGGACTACATTCAAAAACGGATTGCCGAGCTGATGAAGCCGCGCGCGGAGAAGCTCGGACTGGATGCGGATGCCTTGATGAACGTCTGGGCAAAGGTACTCACGTTTGACACAAACGAGATTGTTCAGCACCGCCGTCATTGCTGCCCTTTTTGCTATTCGGAGGATGGTACGCCGCAGTTGGCGAAGGATGAGTATTACGCCGAGAAGAAGAAGCACGATCGCCGAAGACTCTACAAGCCCGATTTGCCGGAGTATCCGCCTTATGAGGGCGAATGGTGGGATCGGTCTCTGCCGCCGATTGCCGACTGCCCGAACTGCCACGGCGAAGGTGAGCCGGAAGTATGGATTGCGGACACGCGCAACCTGAGTCCGTTTGCCAAGTACATGTACTGTGGCGTTGAAATGGTCAAGGGAGACCTTAAGGTGCTCATGCTCAACAAAGAGAGGGCCGCCGAGAACTTGGCCAAGGCATTGGGATTGTTCCGCGAAAAGCCCGAAGAGGCGGCCGGCAATTCAGTAACGAACGAAGAGTTGCTGAAGATGTTCGAAGAGCGCATGAGGCAGTCAGCCGAGCGCAACCGCAAGATGTGCGAGGAGCGAGGTCTAGAAATCGTGGACGTAGAGGTGGCCGCCGATGGCGAGTAAGGACATTTTCGCCGATCCTCGTTACCCAGACTTTGTTGAGAGATACCACGCCGACCCGCTGCGCTTTGCTGTCGAGGTGACGGGACTCATGCCGAGTTTTGACCAGACTCGCCTTCTTCGAGCAATCATGACGAAAAATGCAAAGGTGAGTGTGGTGTCCGGAACGGGCACCGGCAAAACTTTTGCATTTGCCCGCATCGCTCTTTGGCACTTGTTGTGCTTTCCGATGGCGTACTACGAAGGCAAATTTGAGATTGGTTCGAACACGTACATCGGTGCACCGATGATCCAGCAGGTGGGCGACGGTATTTGGAAGGAAATGAACGACACGCTCCTGCAAATCGCAAACGGGCCGCACGCATGGCTACTCGAATACTTCGAGATCAAAAAAACGCGTGTGGAAATGAAGGGATACAGTGATCAGTGGTTCATTACGCAAATTGCCATGAAGAAGGGCGAGTCGGTCGGCATTGCCGGTAAACACCGATACTGGCAGATGGTGATCGTTGACGAAGCGGCGGGCGTGCCCGATGAGCACTTCAAAGTGATCAATGGCACGCAGACGCAGCCGGGAAACCGCACGCTGCTGGCTTCGCAGGGCATCAAAAACACGGGCTTTTTCTACGACACACATCATCGTCTCTCCAAAGAGAAGGGCGGACCGTGGGTGGCACTTCGATTCAACTCAGAGTATTCGCCTTTCGTCACCACAGAATGGCTCAAGGAGCGCGAGATTGAAAGCGGCGGCCGCAACACGGTGGAATACAAAATCCGTGTGCTCGGGCTTTTTGCGCAGGATTCGAGCAATTACCTGCTTACCCGCGATGAGATCGAATCTGTGTTTGATCGCGGCAAGATCATCGAGGACGAAGAAGCCTACGGTTACTTTGTGCTCTCGGACGTGGCACTCGGCGAACTGCGAGACGAAAGTGTGGTGTGGGTCGCTCGCGTAGTGGGTTCTGGAGACTTTGGTGTGGATGCAATGCGCGTGGAATTCGTGGCATTGCCCATTTGCTCGAACGAAAAGAACGAATTGGACCTTACCGGCGACTTGATCGACATTACTAGAAAAAGATCAAACGCAACTCTTGCCGTCGACTATGGCGGTATCGGTGCGTCAGTCTGCAAGAGCATCGAGCGAAACGACAACTCTGTACCGCTGTTCAAGATCGTGTGGGGCAAGCCGTGCTTTAAAAACGAGTATCGGACTCGATACTACAACCAGCGAGCCTGCGCGATGGTTCGTTTCAGGGATGCCGTCCGACAGGGCCGCGTCTCAGTCACGGCCAATCTGGATATGCGCACGCGTGAAAAGATCATCGACCAAGGCTCGCGCTTGCCTTACCACTTTTCCGAAACGGGCGGCCTCCGATACGCCATGGAAAAGAAAGAGGATATGCGCAAGCAGGGCATCAAGTCGCCTGACTTGATTGATGCCATGGCCTTTGCCTTCATGGAAGGCCTGACGTACATGCCGGCAGACGAAGGGCCGGAGAAAAACGACAGCTCCAGCGCGCAGAAAGCGCTCCGATATGCCAGAAGCGCCTTCAAAGACGTGTGAGAGTTCGGAAAATGCGGCGGGGGCGCGGCAACGGCAACCGCTACCATGAATTGATCAGAGTCAATTTTCTGGATGGGTTGTTTTTGAAATGCAGACCTCCGTTATTAAGTACAACTTGCGCGAGCGCGGGCGCATCTTTCGCGGACAGCCGCGCAATTTCAATATTGCCGCCGTTGTAAACGCCATTAACTCGGACGAGTGCCAGGAAAAGGTGCGCAACCGAGATATGCTGGGCTTCTACGGACATTGGCCGCGAATCAAGTTCGGCATGAATCCGCGAGAAGGTGGCCTTGAGAAGGGACGCCCGGCTTTTGTTGAGCCTGCAATTGTGACCACCATGCTCAAGGCGTACCCGGACGGGACTATCGAGCATCAGGAAGAGTTTCTGGACACTGACAGCGGCAAACTGGCCGCGAAGCTCTACAAAAGTCGCGTGGGCGGCTTCAGTTCCGTCATCGGCAATTCCAAGGTGGAATTCTTTGGCTTTGACTATGTGAACGAGCCGAACTACTCAACCAACCGCGGGTATGCGCTCGACAGCGTCGATATGACTGAAGACGAAATTGAGGCCGCAATCTACGGTGAGTCCATTCGCGGGATTATGACGTTGCTCGATAGTGCCGAAGATCAGATCAAGTTGTCTAACGAAACCATCGAAAGCCTCAAGCAGGAAAACGCCCAGTTGGTCGATATGCTCGCAGCCAAGGGACTTGATGCGGGGGCGATCTACAAAGACGGCATTCCGCCTTACCGCGCAAGCATGGATGCAGTAGAGCGGTTGCTTGATGACGTGCAGAGTTTCCATGCCATTGAAAAGCTCCCGATGGTGCAGGAACCGAAGGAGGTTGTGAACCTGGACCCGCTCGCGCAGCGGCTTTTGCGTCGTTACTAATTAAGGAACGTCCATGTTTGAGCCGGTCAAATTAGCGGTTAGCGGCTTTATGTACCGCTACTTTCAGTCGATTGCTCCGACCACGCCGCAGATGCGCCACTATTTGCAGAGGCCGTTTAAGTCGTCCGTTCTGTGGGCTCCCACGCGCATGATCGACAAAGTTGAAGAGCAGTTCGGCAAATATCTGCGCGTTGACAATGAAGAGCCGACTAGCCCGCACAAGCTCCCGGTCATCATTGTGGCGATGGCACGCGATTACTCCCCGACCGGGCGCGACTATGGGCGTCAGATTGCCGATGCCCGTTTTGTCATCATCAAGGGAGACCCGAAGGAACGAGCCTTCAAGCTCAAGACAATTTCCGGCGACATCCGCGTGCAGGTGGCCTTTTTTGCGCGCGAAGAGCCTACGTGCAAGTCTCTGGCCGCGCAGTTCTTGCTCTACCTCGACGAGACTCCGAACCGGCGATTCACTGCGTTTTATCCGTTTGCGGGACTCAACACAAAGTGGCCCGTGCAGATCGAAGCACCGGACTCGTCGGCCATGAACATCGACACCGGTGTGAAAGACCTCAACATTCTCACGGTTGACCTCAACCTCAAAGTGACCACACCGCTTTTCATTGCGCCTAAGGAAGGCGAAGAGAACGACGGAAAAGGGGTTGTTGGCACCGATGACCCGCCCGGGTTCCCGCTTGTCCAAAACGTGTCGATTGATGGCTACATCGACAGCACTCTCGTTTTTGAAAAGGACATCCCGTAATGGACGAAGCAGTTGCAAAGATTCAAGCGACGATTTCCGGTTACTCAGGCCGGCCGTGCTCTTTGCTTTCCATCTACGACAAAGAGCACAGAATCATTGTCATCTCAAAGATTGCCCCCTACCGAGACAAGCCAGTTGACGGAGCCTCCGTCATTACGAATGTCCCGAACATTCAGCGGGATGCTTTTTTTGCTGAATCCGACATGAAAGAGGCGATCCAGCACTTCAAAACTTTGCACGGCATGGTCTCGGAGGATGGAGAACCCGGACTCATCTTTGATGATGGGGTCGGACGCGCAGACCCGACCAGTTCGATTGAGTCCGACGGCATCGACACTTCAGGCGAAAAGTTTCGAATCGCCTCAAGCGTGAGCAATGAGCAGGTTGCTGTGCTGGCGACTTGCCTCTTCGTGAAGAAGATGGACCAGACAGACAACGACATTGCCCTGATCGAAGGCGTAAATGAAGCCTACGACAAGATCATCCGCGGCTGGATCGTAACCGTTTAACGGAGCACACCAATGGCTGGAACAGACCAGGATACCCGGGCGGCCGCCGCTTTTTGGCGAGAGATTCGGCGATTTGCAGACTCTGCACGCCCGTGGACGACAAACGCCGTTTACTACGAAATCAAGCCGGACGAAGCGCACGATCCTTCTTTGGTTTCGCGTCGCGTTTATGGTCGCCGTGACGAATTCATGGCGGTCATGGCTGCCGCAGGAATTGACAATGTGGACCAGGCTTTGCCGCAGAAGCGAATCGTGCTGCCCGACGAAGGCGCACTTTTGCGCATCAAGCGGCAGACGGGCTTTGAGTCGCGCTCCGACTACCGCGAAGATTTCGCACCGACATGGAGTACCGAGTAAGCCATGGCAACACCCGGAAGCGATTGGCTCGGCAAACTGCGCGGACACGTCAAAGAGGCCAAGGCGCGTTTTTCGCGTGACGCGCGCGAGCGAGAAGAAGCCGGCAGACAGCCGCAGGATCGAAACATCATTCTTACCGAACGCGAGGTAAGAGGGGAGTGGGATGCAAGCCGTGTCTTGATGACCACTCTAAACGGACAGGTTCGACCGATCACGGCTGATGATCTGGCCGCTTTTCGTCAGAACATGCGTGTGGCGCAAAGGCGTTTTGGCGGCAAGTCCGGTATTACGCCGCGACAGATCATTGACATGGCGTCATCCACGCCGCTTCGATATCTGGACCCGACTTCAAAGTTTGACAGCGACATCGATAAGGCGCGCAGAGAGATCACCTACGCGATGCCGGTGTCAGCAATCAACGGCGAAGTGCGCTTTATCACCAATGCCGGTCCAAACTCCAAAGTGAGCCGACACCATGTAACCGTCAAACTGTTGGAGTTCGATACAGCGGCGGCGAGATTGGCCGCTACTGCCACAAAGGACAAAAAGGCGGCCGAAAAGGTGGCCCGTTGGTTGCGAAAGCAAAAGGTGGCCTTTGATTGCGACTGTGAACGACACCGCTACTTTTTCCGCTACGTCGCAACGATCGGTGGGTTTGCTGCGGGCCGTCAAGAAACCGGCTATCCGAAGATCAGAAACCCGAAATTGCATGGCGTCGCCTGCAAGCACGTTCTGAGAACGATGACGGAGCTTGAGAGTTCCGGTCGAGTGCTTGGATTTCTGACGCGGTTGCTTGAGAACACCAGCGAATACAAGTCTCGCCTGACGATCAAGCAAAAAGAGGCCGAGCAGGAACTCGAAAAGAAGCGCCGTCCGACCGCGATCAAAACGAGCGAGCAGAGAAAGGCCGAGGCGCAAAAGCGGCGCGACGTAGCCGCCGCAAAGCGTGCGCTTCAGCAAAAGGACAAGGAAAAGAAGGTCAAAAAGGTCGAGCCGGGCGGCAGTGAAAAACGACTGAAGCAGAGCCGAAAAGAACTACAGGCGCTTATGAAGCGATTCAATCTAACCCCGGAACAAATCATCGAAATGCTGGGCAAACAGTAAGGAAAGCGGCGAAATGATCGAGAAGGTGGCAGAACAAATCAACGCGATGACCCGAAATGTGGTCATTCGCCATCCGAACACCATGAATTGTCTGGTCTATGGGCAAAAAATCTTGCGCAAAGAGGCCGAAGAGTACGCGGGCATCCCAACGATGGGCGGCATGGGTGTGATGGATGAGGATGATGAGGTCGATTACGAATACGTCTACAAAGGCGATGGCTACGCTTTGCCGGTCGATCAGTTCTCGCCTGCGCCCATGATGGACCGTAACGATGCGAACACAGGGCCGGAAGACGAATTCAGGTTTTTGATCATTCCACGCGCCAACAGCGGCGAAGAGGATTTCTTTGAGCTTTCGACGCACGATGTTGTCATGCTGCTCTTGGGGATGCCGGAGGATGTTGAAACCTGCCCGAAGCTTGCATTCGAAGTAGTCGGCCGCGAAACCACAACGAACGTCCCGCCGTTCAATATCCGCTACGTCTGCAACCGCCGTGATGACCTGCACATCAAGCAGGGCGGTGAGCTATTGCATCCGTGAAGGAGCTTTTTTCTTTGACTGTTTGCGCTACAATGCTGTTAAACGAAAGTCTGAGGCAAATGAGGAGCTCCGAAGTTTCGTGGCAACACTAGAGCATACCGACTCGGACCGTAGGGCGCCATCCCAAAATTCAAGCCGCCACGCTTGGGTGATGTGAGGGGTGGCGTTTTTATTTGTGCACTAGACAACTATTTTGACCGAATCCCCGTCTGCCACAAATTTGCCTTTAAGTTGTTTCATTCTCCCCTTGAACGTACCGCTGCCTTTGACGTTCATCTGGTAAAGCTGATCTGAGGCTTTACCATTCCCTACTGCCTTCGGAAACATTAAAACAGCAACGGCAGGGAATCTGCTTCCATCCTCTGCATCAAGCACCTGAAGCGCATAAGCGAACTTAGCACCTGCATGAGCGTGACCATCCGAATCAACGTATCGTGTTACTTTCCCATGCGCAAGTATCGGGCCGGTTTGAGAAAGAGCAATCAAAATTTTGCGAGCCACAGCAACACGATCTTCTTGACTGGCTCCCTTCATTGCTCTGATTGTTTGAAACGGTTCCTGCGCAAGATTGTTGTATATCTTTACCTCTCTGGTCTCAGTTTCGCCGTTTTCAAGCGGGATGGTGACAGAAAATGCTTTTGATTTGAGGTTCAGGCGAACATAATCTCGCAAAACTTCAGCGATATTGTCTCCATTTTCTAGTCTCGAAAAATAAGGTTGCAGAAATTCATAAGCGACAGAGTCAAAGATCACCTCTTCGCTGTCAACGGCGTAGAGATGAGTTCTTAACGCACGTTCAAGTTCAATTCCCATGGCTGATCACATCCAAGAGTTGAAAAACAAGATGTGATTAGTTTCCATTACGCCCGTATTGCACCTTGCCTCTTTTTTCCGACTCAGAGGGGGTATCAAACTCGGAAAAATCAACGGAAAGGCACTGTGGACACCTTTGAAAATTGAAATGTCGGCTGACAAAGCCGTGATTTTCGTTAATTTTTCAAAGGAAGATATTTCCATGCCTATCCAACAGGATGTTTTCAAGCGTTCCACGGCTGAAGTAGGTGATTTCGTAAAGGGCCTGCGCGAAAATTCCAAGCGCGACGGTACTTTCGACTCCGCCGCCGCCCAGGACTACGTTTCGACCGCTCTCAATCAGAACACCGGCGTGAAGGTGCCTCAGGAGCTTCAGATTGTTCTTGACGAAGCCAAGGAAGACCTTCAGAAGAATCAAATCATTCGCGCTGTGCTCGATAGCTGTGACGGTTATCGAGAAGCCCACGGTGTGGATGCCCCGGCAGACATTGTTGAACAGGCTCTGCACAACGCTTACGCAACCACGAACTACGCCAAGAAGCAGTATTCGCTCGATAGCGCGGACAACCTGCACCATGATCAGTTGTCCTTACAGCCGAACCGCGCGGTTGTTTCCATCATCTCCACGATTGTGGAAGCCTGCCCGTTTGCTCACTATCTGCCGGCAGACATTGGTTCGAACGAAGCCCGCCTTGCGATTCTGTCTCACCAGGCCGGCGATAAGTTCGGTGGCTACAAAGCCAACGATCTGATTGATGGCATTAATTCCGGCGAGCCCTATATGCTCTCCAGCCGACTGCATACGGCAATGCCGAATGGCTCCGGTGTAGTCACCGGCAAGATCACTGCCGTGCAGACCGATGCCGATCATTGCGACCAGTCCGCCGGAGACCTCAAGCTTCTGCGCGGTCGCGCTGTCGTCTACATTGATGGTCGCATTGCTGCCGTCGAAACGCCCACGACGACCGGCTCCGGCAACTCGCCGATTTCCGGCACGATCACGATTGGCGACACGAGCTACAGCATCACCGGCAACATCAACACTGATACCGGTGCCTATACGCTGAACACGTCGCCTGCTTTGCCGCAGACCGTACCGGTCGCGGTTGAAGGCTTTATCGACTTCGAACGTGCCGGCGAACTCACGCCGACCATCATCACTCATGTGGACACGTTCGCGCTCTATGCGAAGTCCGCTCGCGCACGCACGCACCTGTCGATCGACTCCCGCACTCAGATGAGCAACGAACTCGGCCTTGACCCGCTGTCCGAGTCCGTCGTCGCAATCAACGCTCAGTACAACAACGAACGCTATTACGACGCTCTGCGAAAGGGTATGCGTCTGGCCAAGAACAACACCGAAACGTTCGATTTCAGCAAGGCCATCACGCACCAGGATACTTCTCGCCAGGCCGCTTGGTACGACATCGGCGTTCAGCTCAACATCATCAGCCAGCGCATGGCCGAAGAGACGATCAACCACGGTATTACCCACATCTACGTGGGCAAGCGTGTGGCCTCTCAGCTTGTCGGTATGCCGAACACGGTATTTACGCCGTCCGGTATCACCGCTCGCCCGAGTATCTATCGACTCGGCCGCCTCTTCAACATGGTCGATGTGTACTACACGCCGAAGGTAGTTCAGGAAACGGCTGACAGTGCGCAGATTCTCTGCGTTGGTCGCGCTACCGACGTTGCTCGCAACCCGATCGTCATGGGCGACGCTGTGCCGCCGACGATGGTCCCGCTGGCCGTCAATGCCGATCTGCGTCAGGGCGTGGGTTACTACTCGCGCAACTTCCTGAGCGTCAACCCGCACGACCCGTCCGCTCGCGGCTTCGGTCTGATCGAAGTCACGAACATGGGCTAATCCAAAAAGGAGCGCTGATATGGCGAACGTCACGATCACACTCGGCGCTCCTTCCCTCGCCGGGAAGGATTGCGTCGAACTGGTTACGCAAGCCTTCGAATCTTCAAGCTACCCGCTTTCCGCAACGGTCAAAAACCTCATGCCCAGCCCGAAACATTTCGTCCAGGGCAATGGGTTCTTTATCGGCCATGTTGCTGACTTGACCAATGCCGAAGCGACGGTGAGCTTTGAGAGCTTCGAAGAACTCAAGGCTTTTGCTTCGCAGGTTTGCCAGATTTCCGAACTCAACGGCTACGAAACGGCTTTGAGCATCACTGCCGACGGCACGGAAATTGAAGACGAAGAAACGTTGAACACGGTCGGTCTGGCCAAGGTTGGTCAGGCGGCTGTCGGTGCGAGCGCAAAGAGTTCTGCCAAGACGAGAACCAAGGCAGCCAAGAGTGTCAAGGAGGAATAACGATGGCAACTGATTTGTATGTGAAGAAGGATTGGCAGACGGGCGAGGCGATCACAGAAGCCGCTCTCGACAATTTGGAGAAGGGTGTGGCTGATGCCAACACAGCGGTTCGCACGTTGGAAGCAAACGCTTTCACGTCAATTCAGGTAACGACCCTGAACGCCGGTGAACAGGCAACCGCAACTGTTGAGGGCGGCGTTCTGAAGCTTGGCATCCCCAAGGGATCTGACGGCGGCAAGGGAGACAAGGGTGATCCCGGTGACAAAGGCGATCCGGGGGAAGACGGCGAAGATGGCGCGGCCGGTGCTGACGGCGAAGACGGAGCTCCCGGAGCCGCAGGTAAACAGGGCGCATCGTACCGTATCTCTACCGAGACTTTCAGCGCTTCGAAAGCTGACTGTCAGGCATCCGCTGTGACGCCCGCCGCCTCCGTTTTGCCCATCATCGTGGGCGACCTGATTGAAGACGCTACGCGAGCGGTTTGGCAGGTCGAGTCCGTAGCAGACGGCACGTTCACCGTCGGAGCCGCGGCTGTCCGAAACGCTCCCGCAGCCTAAAGGAGAATTTAGATGACAGTAGCTTTTGTCCGCCAACTCGGTGCAGAGCCGGGCGTACAGCTCAATCCTTTGCAGGACAGCTCGGAGATTCCTTCTTCGAGCAATGCCGACCAGATCTTCGGCATTGTCATGCGCGCCACGCGCGGCCGCATCGACAAGCCCTTTGTGGTCGATTCGAGCAACGTCTACACCAAACTAGGCTACGGTGAACCGATGCGCGTAAGCGCTCTTAATGAGGCTTGGGTGCATGTGGTCGAAGCCTTGTCCAACGGTGCTTATCAGGCCGTGGTTCAGCGTCTTAGCACGTCTGAATCCAAGATCAAGTGGGCTGTTGTGAAGAAGTCCGAAGCGGCTTTGCTCAGTGATGTTGGTTCTGCTGAGGTTGGCAAGGCTAAAGTGGGCGGCGCTTCCTCGCCGACTGTTTTGGCAGAATCGCCGACGTTCGAGTTTTCGACGACGACCGATGACACGGCCCCGGAAGAGTGCTTCATTGCCGTTAAGCATCTTGAATGCTTCAATGATGGCATCAAGATTCGTCTGCACGCTGATCAAAATCGTGTCTCAGGCTCTAATGCCGACACCAGCGAAGTGACGCTCCAGATCGTTGATCCTCACAATGATGAGGCTATCTACGAGTTCAAGGGGTCGCTTTTAGCGGATGCGCGCGACGACTACGGCAATTCCTACTATTTGCCTGACGTTGTGGCGTCTCAGACCGATGCAGTTGAGGTGCTTGTCGGCGTAACGGGCGCTCAGGCCGTCATCAAGCCGACCGAAGATGGCTACGGCTATGACGATAATGGCTCTGTGGCATGGGCGGAGTCTGACACTCTCGTCTGCTTTACCGAAGGCACCACGGAGTATGAAACTGAAGACTACGTGAGCGCTTGCGACAAGTTGCAGTACACGCAGTATGACTTTGCCTATCTGTCTTCTGGCGGCACACAGGCCAAGCCTCTGCTTAAGCAGCTTGCTTTGCTGGCATACGCAACAAACAAGCAGTTGCGCTTTGACATTCCAGGCACGCTCTCGGTAGATGCCGCTATTGCATGGGTCGAAGATCTGAACTTCGGCGCAAGCAAGGGTGCGCACCTGCTGCACGCTTTCTGGTCGCCTCTCAAGAGTGACGATCCGACCGGTGTCAATCCGAAGTCTGTGATCGGCACGGCCACTCTCAACATCGCTTTTGCCTGCGGTCGTAACGCCGTCAAGAACGCCCAGGGCTTTGCTGCCAAGAACTACCCGATTGCGGGCCGTGAATGGCAGATCAACCGCACGGGCATTGTGCAGATTTGCACGCCCAAGAAGAGCGAGCCTGACGCTCTGGCCAAGGCAAAGATCAACCCCGTGGTTTACGAAACCTACACGGGCGGCGGTCGCTATGTGTTCCTCGATTCGCTTACCTGCGCTCCTGTTGAACAGAGCCAGCGCAAGCTCATCGCGGTGGCTGACATGTCTACCGACATTGATGACCAGGTGACCCGTTACGGCAAGGATTGTCTGCAACTGCCGATGGACATTGCCGTCAAGCGCATGAACGACAAACTCGAAAGCACATTCTCCGGGGCTCAGGCCAGCGGCTGGTTAGTTCCTTCCAATGACCCCGCCATGGGCGGCGCGGCATACCGCTACCAGGCGGCTCCGAATGCGCTCAGACCGTATGACACCATGGATGTTAGATACTGGCTGCGATACGACGGCACGAACCGCCAAATCTATGTCACTCAGACTCTGACTCGATAAAGGAAATCAAGATGACTCTTTTCAACAATTTGCTGCGTGACGCACTTCTTGCACGGCCCATTGCCGCAAAGAAGGAGGATGCCACGTTCGACTCCGCAACCAAGCAGCAGATGGATGGTTGCAGCAAAAAGAAGGAAACCACGTTTGATGATGCCTCCGGCGATTACGCCGTGAAGAACATCAAGCTTCAGGCGGTTTCGAGCCTGATGCAGTGGGTCGAAACCGAACCTGACGATCTGGATGAAGGTGAAACGCTCGCTGACCGCTTGATCGCCATGATGGTGGGCATTGCCGACGCCAACAAGGACGGCGATATCACCGAAGATGAACAGGGCGTGATTGACGTTGCCATGAACGCGGCTTGGAATTATCTGACTTCCAAGGGCGCTTCGGACGAAGATTGCGCAGCTCTCTTTAATGATGCCGACCCCGCTGCCGCCGAACGCATCCGCGATCTTCTTGCCGACTCTCTGCCGGAAGGCGAAGAAGCTGACGAAGAGATCGACGCCATCGTCTTTACGGACGCTGATCAGGAACCGCTGATGGACAGCGTGGCCGATGCCGTCTATATGGATGCCGTCTACAAAAAGACGTTTGCCATCCGCAACGGTAAGAAGGTGCGCATCAATAAGCGCGTTTCCGGCACGGTTCGACTGACTGCAAAGCAGAAGGTTGCCATCCGCAAGGCGCAGATGAAGTCTCATAGCGCCGCAGCTCAGATGCGCCGCATGAAGTCCATGCGCATTCGCCGCAAGTCCGGCCTGAAGTAAACCTTTCGATTCTCTCCTGAAAGAAAGTGGCGCTGAGAGGGTTTTGGCAAAGACTCTTTCAGCGCCTTTTTTGCAAAGACTGACTATGAGCACAAGCACAGCAAACGCATCGGCAAACACCTACTCGGGGCTGTGGGATGGCCTCAATGAGCACTTGGTAGCCTCTTTTTTTGAGGTCGAAAAGGTCGGAGATACGAATGAGTGGCAAAGAAAGTCCGACTCGATAACGGTCAAAGCTCCGCTGATTGATGCCAATCTTGAGGTGGATTTGCAGTGGCAGAGTCCGTTCGAACAAGCTGGCCCCGAAACAAAGGCTCCGGCTCTTTTCGCCATGCTCCAGTCCGGCACTTTGCAACCTGTCGTTGACGCGATTACAGGTGGCTCCGGTACGGTACAGCAGAAGTCGGCAGAGCTGATGCGTCAATTCGAAGGTCGAACCGGCATCACAAAGCTCAATTCGACGCAGGTTTTCAATGGAATGCCGCCGTTGAAGATCACGGCCACGGTTTTGTTGCGTGCCTGGCTGGATGCCGATACCGAAGTTGAGCAACCGTTTGATCAGCTCATGAAATGGGCCTTGCCGGAGGAAATTTCCCAAGACGCAACCATTGTCGCGCGCGCAGCCGAAACCGTCCGCGGTTCCATGGAGTACGTCGATGCGCTGATGCCCTCGAAGTCTCCGGTCAAGGTTGGGCTGACATACAAAGGCCGCACGTTTTTGCCGCTGGTTTTCGAGTCCATCGGGATGCCGCTCAATTCTCCGATCAACGCGAGCGGGAAGTTCGTCTATCTGCAAGTCCCGGTGACGCTGTGTTCGCTCACCGCAATTGATCGAAACGACTGGTTGAACACAACCCGCAGACCGCTTGAAGCAGCCGGTCTGGTTAGCGTTTGAACGCTTTTCTTAGGAGCATTTTCATGATTCATTTTCCGATTCTTCGCACACGGCGTTTCACGGTACAGCTCAAAGAGCTGACTATCGGGCAGTCAATTGCTCTGGCAAAGATGCCGCCGCATTTGGAGCAATCTGAAACGACGGCATTTCTGAAATACGCGGTGGAAACCTGCGAAGGAGTTTCAGAAGATCCTTCTCTCTGGACCGTTCAGGAACGAACTCTTGCGCTGTGCCATTATCTGGCCGCGATAAGTGAGACGGGGCCGGACTTTGCCGTCGGTAAAAACGGCCACTACTCGGACTATTTCGATGGCTCGAAAGATGGAAGTGAGCCGAGACCTTTACCGGTGGGAAGCGTCGGGGGCGATACGTGGAAAATCTACGACCTTTTGGGGCGAGACGCCGAAATCATTGAAACCCTGCAAGGCGAACTGACGGATGACAAGGGGGAGCCGATTGAGGGCAGAGCCTACTGGCTTTTTGGAGCTATGGCGGCTCAACTTCGACTCGAAGGCGAAGACAAAAAACTTGACCTGACATCCGGTGAATATGAGACCTTTGTCCTCGATCGAATGAAGGTGTTCGCTTCTTTCCCTGAAGCAAATTTCACAGATCTTCTTTTGAGCTTTCTGGTAGCCCGCAAGAAGCTCGTCCACTTCTTTGACATCGACTTTTCAAGCAACGGCATTGTGTGTCGGCCTATGGAGGCGGCAGCAGAGAAAAACCTGCTGCCGGGACGATTTCCGGTTAGTGCCTGCCTCAATGCGAGAGCGCTCGAAGTACTCGGATGGATTGTTTGATCTGGCCAGCACGATGACGATTTACTCATCAACATCATTCAATGAGGCGCTTGAACTCCCCAGAAGCACGCTCGAAGGATTTTTCGACGGGAAGCCTTTCGACAATTTGCTCAAGCACAAAGAGAACGAAGGCAAAAACATTGCGGGTATTTGTGAGCGCCTAAACGAGGTAATTCGAGGCTGTAACGCCATTTGCAAAACGATTGCGCGAGCGCGGTGATTCGATTCGGAAAAAAGAGGGTAGGGCACTGTTTCAGTGCCAGCAAAATCTGCGTATAGCTTGGTTTCTCTTGGTTTTAAGGACCGAAAAATGACTGTTTCTAACGCTTCTTATCTGAAGACTTTCTACGACAAGACCGTTGCGCAGGGCGCGAAGGTCATTTCCAGCGACTTTACGCTTGAAATCGAAGGCTTCGAGCATGTTTACTTGATGTGCAAGCAGGCTCCTTGGCCCGAACTATCGTCTCAGGGCGAAATTGAAATTTCGACGCCTCTTGGCTCTTCTTATGCGCAGCCGCAGCAGATTCGAGTCTACGGACAAGGCCCGCTCACGCTGTATGAAAACGTGGCCGGCGATGCCGACAATCTGCTTCTGAGCTTGATTGCACAGTCCGGTGCCTACCAGGGCAATCGCGGTACTTTCAACTGCAAGATTTATGAAGGTACACCTGACAAGTACCTGCGCTACAAGCGTCTGATTGATTGCTTTGCCGTGTTCGACACCATTGATCGCGACTGGGAAAACCGCACGCAGCCGCTGCTTCTGTCCGGCACGCTGCACTACCACTACTTCGGCGAAGTGGTCGAAGGCAACTCCACGGACTACTCCTAAAAGACCGGAGGCGTAAGCGATGCCGCGTAGCATCAGAGACCTTGCCTCAGACCTGTGCCAAACGGAGCGTCCGATCGGGGTCATTCTCTCGGACGCTTCGATCTGCGGGTTGCTCATTGCCGCCGTGCGCTTTTATGTTGGCTACACCAATCTGAGCGCGAGCGTCGATCATCGAACGACGCTTGAGGAAATCACAGAGGAAACGCCGCTCACAGCAAGCGAGTGGAGCATCATCCGACCGTTGTTCTTGCTCTATGTAGAGCGAGAAACTGCGCTCCAGTTGGAAGCGACCCGCGTGATGGGCGCTGATCCTTTTGGGCGCAGCTCAAGCGAAATTGCGGCAGAGATTCAGCAAGTCGAAGGCGAAATGGCAGACAAAGCTTACGTAGAGCCTTATCTGACGGTGTGACGCTGTGATTCTCTTTCTCTCAAACGGCCGACAAATCAGAGGTGATCTGATTGATCAGGCCGTTTTGCGTTCTGATTTATCACCGATTCCCGTCACGCTTGAGGCTGAAATTCGTGCTGGGGACGAGGATTTTGAGGCTCGTTTGCAGCAGGGGCAGATACTGAAAACCATCACCGGTGATGAGTTTTACATCATCAAGTCCGAGCGGACGGCCGCACGCGTAGCACAAGGCGACAAAGAGCTTGCAGGCTACCGCGTTACGGCTCTTTTGAACTGCTGCCTGTCGGTGGCCTACGTGCGCAGTCGCGCCATCATCAAAGAGAACGCCACTCTGTCGGCCATCTACCGAGCGGCCGGTGCCAGCATCCCTTCGATTCAGTCGGATTTCCCGGTTCCTCGGTTCTACTGCCCGATCGGACAGACGCCGACTTTTCACATCGCGCGTGTGCTTCAGGAAGAGGGCGGCGTGGTGCGTTGGAAGAATTCTCGACTGCAATTCATTCGTCTGCAAAGCATTTTGGACGGCAAGGTTGTTCGAACCCTGCCTGAGTCGGCGTGCTTGGATGTGGAAACGGGGTTTCTGGAACGCCATGAAGTCCCGTGGTTCTTTTCACTTGATGCTGCCGGAGGCTTTATCTTCGGAAACCGTGACAAACCGCGCACAGTGCAGTTCTCGCCTTTCAAAAACGTGCAGAGGTTGCGCAACCTCACGCGCTGCCTCATTCACCGCAAGACTGCAAAGATCACCTACGACAGCAATATTTGCGCGGGTGACGTTATTGCGTTCTCGGGTGGCACAAAGTACGCCGTCATCACCGCGGCACACGTCTTTAAGTCCGGGACAACCGAGGGAGGCCAAACAGAGGCGTTTTCTCGGCTGTGGCTTGGGGAGGTAGAGCAATGACAGCTCAGTTTGGGCTTCTTCCCGGGCGCTACCCTGCCATCGTTCGATCTTACGACAAGGCCAAGCGCACCTGCCGCGTGGAAATTCCGGGGCTTACGGATGGAGCGGACGTAATGCCGGAGGCTGAAATCGAGTACGCCATCGGGGACAAGTCCGCACACGCATCTTATCCGACTGAGATTGAAATTTTGCCCGGTGACACCGTCTGGATTGCCTTTATCGGCGGCGATCCACGCTATCCGATTGTTACAGGCTATCGCAATCCTCAATACGGCAATACATCCGATTGGCGGCGCATTCACCATGCCAATGTCGAGCTTTTGGCCGATGGGACGATGCGCCTTAAGGTTGGCAGTTCGGAAATCGTTCTGACGCCGGACTCCATCAAGCTGACCGCAGGTCGCATTGATCTCAACTAAGGGGCGCGACATGGCAGTAGTCTGGACGCCCGACCCGGCAACAGTCCCGTGGTTTTCCATCTATGCGCATGAGACATGGACGCAGACCATTACGGCGACGGTCGCGCCGCCAGCCGGTGGCGAAGGAGGCGACAGCGGCGGCGGGGATGGAGGAACTACGACGCCGCCCGCAACGATTACGGGGTTCGAGGCAAGTGTTTCACCGAACACGCTCACAAATCTCATTGTCCAGACAAGCACATCTGGCGTAACCCTATCTGCTCCCGAAGGCTTGTCCGAAGCCTTTCCGCTGGTCGATCTTGAGTACCAGATCAAGCGCGTCGAGTACCACGTCACGAAGTGGGAAGACCTGCCCGAAGAGGCGGACGAAATGATCAACTACCAGCCTGACCCGTCCAACCAGAAGGACTGGAGCGTGACAGTGACGGCGCTTTTGTCCGACGGCACTTCGGAGAGTGCTGTTTTTACGCTGCGGCTTTTGCAGAACTACGACCCCGGCAAGGTCGCTTTGAAGGAGGCTGTCGATGCCCGCCGTGTCTCGTAAGGGTGATCCATGCACCGGGCATGGGAACTACCCGCCCAGAGCCAATGATCAAGGCTCAGACAATGTTTTCGTCAATGGAATAGGTGCGCACCGCCAAGGCGACCACTGGCCCGCGCATTGCTCGGGAGATTCCTGCCATGAGTCCACGACTTCGGGTGGCTCTTCTTCGGTTTTCGTTAACGGCAAGCCGCTCGCGCGCATTGGTGACGCGGTTGCGTGCGGGAGCGTGGTGGCCAAAGGATCTAAGAATGTTTTTGCCGGAGGGTAAAAATGATGTTTTATGAAGATTTAAAACGGATGATTTTGGATTCGTGCAGGGATGTGCTCTGTAATGAGAATTTCATTCTGGATAGCATTGACAGCACCGCGGAATCCAAGCCTTATGAGGAAAGAATTGATGCAGGTGAGTATCCAAGAGCAGTGGTTAGAGAATTTGCAAAAAAAAAATTGTTGACGGAAGGACTTGGACCGTAAGAGTAGATGGGAAAGCGTATCTTGTCAGATTTACAAGTAGCTTCAAGGGGGAGGTGGCTTCAAAAGTTCCATCCAGGGTAAACAGAAAAGCCATTCCCGACCTTTCGCGGCGCGTCGCTCAAGTCATTTAGGAATGGCTTCCTACGCCCGCCCTCCGATACACCATTTTTAGACGTCGCCATAGAGGTAATCTCAGAAAAAGGACGGGTTTCGTTTTCCGTGTCTACATTGTAGCGCAAAACGAATAAAGAAAACGCCCCGCGGCGAACGGGGCTTGAGGTGAGGATGAGTGCGAAAACGACGTTCGCAGAGCGCACTCGTGGTTGTGTATCAATAGGCTCTATCCATCTCCTTGTGCGTTCCGACTCGAAGAAGGGTGCACAGGTTGCCCTCAATGCGCATAGCGATCTGCCAACTACGATCAGGAAACACATCGATTTTCCAAATGGGAGGCTCAACATCCGAGAGTCGGTGCAACCGCAACGCTGCGGCCTCAGGGTTCTTTTTGAACTTTTTCAGCGCTGTTGTGACACCTTCCTTTATGTTTGGCTTGAGCTTTTCGTATTTCTTCTGAAACGAGGGCGCGAAATCAAATTCTGGTGTCATGAAGAGCCTCAAAGTTCGTTCAAGGCATCCAGTTCGGCAATGCCCGTCTTTTTCAACGGTTGCTCGGTCATGGCGTCATGGATTTCCGTCCGCTCTACGACTTTTTCGAACAAGTAGCAAAGGCGTAGCAACGCCTTGGCAAAGCCGTCAAGCGCCTCAATGGAGTTGCTCAGCGAAACTCTGTTGATATTGCTCAATTCGATGCGTCGTTTGACCTCATTGGCAACATCGGCAATCTGAAAAAGAATCTCCCGGCAAAGATTGATCATTTCACACCCTTGCCCGGTAGCATCAAACTTGGGATCGCCTACAGTTGTTCGGTTGATGTACCAATTCAACTCGCGAATCGTTTCTTCAGTTTTTTGCGCTTGTTCTTCGGAGAATTTCGTGGCAGCAATAATGGAGTCGTTAATAGAGGCTATCTCTTTGTCGAATCGATAAGCGAACTCCTCCGCATCCATCGGAAAAGCTTGCGAAATGATCTCGGATAGGTGCCTCATGGCTCTCCAAGCCTTAGCCCGGACGGGTTCGCTAATGGAAATCTGGTCTAAGAGCTGAGGAGACTGGAAAGTTGCAGTAAGAAGTGTCATCGGTTCGTCAAAAGCGTCGACAAAACGTTAACTATGGTTACTAGAGCGAGAGTTATTTTGATTGGTAAAACAACGCGTTAGCGCAATTTTTGAGTCGACAAAACGCAAAACCTTTTCTACACCGATACTCTACAACAAACAAGCAAGCTTAGGTTGCGTGTTCTCTTTAATTTACACTGTAAAAATCGTGGTCACCGCCGAACTTCTTTCCCGCTAGAAACATCAAGCGCGCAGCTCTGACGGCACCGAGCGCTTGAATGACGTAACCAAGGGCAGTCACGAGTAACCTTCCTGAGTTGTCCTCTTTGTAGCAGGAGATAAAGTAGTCAACGACCTCTTCGTCAGACTGCATGGAATCAACGGGGTTATACGGTTTAACTTTCAGCGTTTCTGTCATTGTTGTTCTTCGAGATTTTTTTAACATCTGGACTTGGCGCATTCGGAAAATCGGGCGAAAGACATCTCGTTGTGAGCTTCAAAATGTAATCACTATCAACACGCATAGTGAGCTCACAAAATGCAAAACCTTCTTTTCTCTTTTGAGGATTTGTCCGACAAGGATAAGGCCTTGCGGCAAATCCAGCGCACGTTCGCGCGCATGGGCGCAAATGTCGTTCAAACGGACATTCCTACTAGCACCAAACGACGTGCCGGCATTTCTTATAAAGAGGTAACGCTGACTTTCGCCGACGGTCAGACCGTTACTTTCTGCGTAAAAAAGACCGGCGACATTTTCCAGGTCAAGATCAATAACAAGGCTTTGCCGATTCGCAATCAGGACGATCAGAAAAAGGCATTGCAGGAAATCGTTGACGCCATGGATAAGGGGCGATCGGCGTTTCAGAAGCGCCAGGCCATGATCAAGGTTCAGCCGCCCAAGACAATCCGTACTGCCGCCCCAAAGATGCAGGAAGTGCTTGCAAATCGCAAAGCCGAGTTGCAGGCCGCTATTGAAGAGGCCAAGGCGGAACTGGCATCCATCCGACAGCAGATTGTCGATATCGCTGCCGAGATTTCCAAGTACCAGACTGACACCGTGATCTAAAAGGGGCACTCACATGAAGCGAATTTATTGGGACAAGGAAGCCCAGCCGATTGACGTAAATCTCACCCACGCGCTGTATCAAATGCGTTGCGAAGACGGAGACAACCCGCTTTTGCTCGACGCAATTACGGTTGAAGACATCATCGAGGATGCCGACGAAACGGTGAGTCTGGATGCTTTAGTGACTCCTTTCTCGAAGCTTGAGCGGCGCATGACCGTCATGCAGAACGTTATGAATCGCACTGGAACGGACGTAAAGGTTTTGGCCATGCAGGTCACGCCGCCCTTCAAGAACCGCGGCGTAACGAACGTGGCAACTGTTTTTGAACTTTCCGACGGTCAGACGATTTCTGTCTTTTTCCACAATCCGGACACGACTCCTAACCGCCTGGCTCCTACTGACGAGATGATCTCGTGGAAGTGGTTGCTCAACAAAAAGGACGTGACGATTGCCGTTGCTCCAGAAAATGGCATGGATTTGAACATTCACGAAGTGGCACGCCGCTTGATGCGACTTGCCGATCGAAACTCGGCCGCTTTTGCCCGTGCCAACAAGCGCCGTGCCGAACGCCTTCAGGCTATCCAGACCGCCAAAGACGAAGTCGCGCAGCTTGAAGAAGAGCTTGCTCGCATCCAGAAAGACATCGAGGTCGCTCGAATTGATCTTGAGGACAAGCAGACAAAACGAGATGCGGAAAAGACCGCCTATGAAGCTCGAAAAGCTGAAAAAGACCGTATTGAAGCTGAACGAAAGGCCAAGGAAGAAGCCGAACGACAAGCCGCTGAAGAGCGTGCTCGCCAAGAGGAAGAACAACGCAAGGCAGCCGAAGAAGAAGCCAAACGATTGCAGGAAGAAGAGCTTGAGCAACAGCGCAACGCTCAACCGCAAACACCTCAAGACCAAACCGTACCCAACGACCTTGACGTTGCCACTGATATGAAGACGCTTCAGTCGATTATCGACAAAACTCATCCGAAGATCAGCTCCCCCGATCTTTTCTCCGAAATTGAGACTTTGTGGAATAGGTACGACGGCAAAAACGACCAGATGATGGACTTGCTTAACCGAGCCGTTGACGCCTGGAGCGAAGTTGCCAATGACCTCACCAAGAACGTTGCTTAAGAAGGATTGAACACGATATGACAGACGCTCTGAAGGGGATTGCCCGTGCTAGAACTCTTGCACAACTGTTGCAGGCGAAAGCGCAATCTCTCACGGCTAAAGGGATTGAGAAGGCCAAACTGGTGAAGGCCATTTTGGATTTGCGCAATTTGTTGGGTTTTGGCGTAGAAGAACCTGCAAAGCCAGTTGAGGAACTCGCTCGCGAGCCTTCTGAAGGCGACGCCCGAGTATCAACGTCGCAGTATTTCACTGTGCGCGAAAAAGGGTCGACAAGCCGCCAGAAGCTCAATGATGATGCCGTTGCCATTCTCAAGCGTATTGACGCAAATCCGGATGCGCCTATTAGCGAAGAAGACAAAATTGTTTTGGCTAAGTACACGGGCAACGGTGGCGGACTGATCGGTGCCGATGGTCTCAAGGGTAGCGCTTACGAGTATTACACGCCTAAGCCCATTGCTGAAGGTGTATGGGATGTTCTCATAGAGAACGGATTTGCAGGCGGCAAGGTGCTTGACCCGTCTGCCGGTACTGGCATCTTTGGCGCAACTGCTCCGCTTAACGCCGCGATTGATGCGGTGGAATTAAGCGAAGTGAGCGGGCGTATTAACGCGATTCTCAACGGAGGTCCCGGTTATACGACGACCGTAAGCCCGTTTGAGCGGGTGGCTGCCGCAACGCCTGATCGAACATACGATGCAGTGGTTACCAATGTGCCTTTTGGCGAAAAGGCCGACCGTGGCACCAACTATTTGCTTGATGACAAATATCAGGACGAACCGCTTGAGAACTATTTCATTCTTCGTTCTCTCGAAAAACTCCGTCCTAACGGCATGGCCGCCTTTATCGTCCCAACGCGGTGTATTTCCGGCAAGGATGGCAAGCAGGTTAGCTTACGCGAGCGTGCGAGCCTGATGGCTGAATTCATGGGTGGCTACCGCCTGCCCACGGGAACATTCAGCAGCGCAGACACGGACACGGTTACCGATGTCATGTTCTTCCGCAAATTCAGCGACGAAGTGGCAGAAAAGATTGAAGAACTGCGCGCTCAGAAAGCGGATGTGCTCAACGAATCAAAGGTGCTGTGGGATGATTTTATCGAGGGCAACTACTTTAAGACTCCCGAAGGTCACCCCTATGTTTTGGGCGAGTTCGTAGCGCGCGACCCAGAGAAGTTCCGCGATGTGGACAAGGTTCTCAACAATGCGAGCATCAACGAACTCAAAGACATTCTTCGAGAAAAGAAACTTCCGCGCAGTCGCATCAATTGGGAACTTTTGAACGCCACCGAAACCGAACCGATTATCTACAACGATGGCGACCACATTACGCAGGCAGGCGTCACGCTTGAAATGCGCGATGGCGTCTGGGTTGCATTGCCGAAAAATGAAGCCGACATGGGCACCGCTCAGACGCTTGCAAACTGCGCAAATCCGTATAAAGCTTTCGAGTCTCACGTGTCTCTGGCTGAGGCCATGGGCATGATCGAAAAAATGCAGGCCACTTCGCAGTCTCTTGACATCCCCGTGTGGCTTGCAGGCGTGAAGCGCGGCATTGACGGTTTTGACGAAAACGCGCAAAAGAGAATGTGGAAGAAGGCTCTGGTTGCATTGTCCGTTGAGCAAGTGCTCGAAGAACGCAGTGACGAGAGCGATGTCAACTTCTCAGAAGAGTACAAGGCACTCACAGAGGCTTTGCGCACGGCCAACATTACGCAGGCCGATGTTGGCAAGGTCAAGGGAAATCTCTCCAACGCTTTCCGTTTGGCCCGAATCCATTACACGAAGAAGAACGGATACAGCGATCGCTGGATGGGCAAAATCAAAGAGACTGTATCTCAGTCTGACGAAATCGTTCAGGCCGCCGGGACTCCAGAGTCAATCTTTGCCAACAAGTGCTATATGAGCAAAACGCCGTGGCAGAGCGTTGAGACGGCGAAAGATATTTTCGGAGATTCGTTTGATCCACTTGTGGATGATGCTTGGTGTGTGTCGGCAGACGGCACAAATGTTTGCCGTGTGGATGACTACTATGTTGGCAATTACGGCGAGTTCTTGACCCGAATTGATGCTGAAATTTCGGCCGCTACCGACGAAAAGATCAAAGCCAAACTGCTTCGTCAGCGCATTCTGGCCGCTGATCGTGTTCAGAAGGTTGATACCTCGCGTCTGTCTTTCAATCTGCACTCTCCTTATGTGACGGCGCAGGAAAAAGTGCGATTCCTGAAGGCTTTTGTGACCGATGCGGCCGTAGAAACCACGGACGAAAACGGTCGAGCTATGGCAGACATTCAAATCTCGAATTCCAAGACGGACCGAGAGAAGTTGCTCAACCGCATGGGAGACTACCTCATGAAGGGCACAGTCACTCTCGGCGGTGCGAAGCTCGAAACTATGGATGCACGAGAAGGTCTGCTCGAATTGAGTGCCATGATCGCAAGCGCAAACGAACAGTTCAATTCGTGGGTTAAGAGTAACAAGGCCATTATGGAGCGTATGGAAAAGCGGGCATCAGACCCCGCCAAACTGCGCTTTGCGGCTGTGGAAGACGAATCCGACCTCTCGATTCCCGGAATGAAGCCAGAGATCAAATTGCATGGCTATCAATGCGCCTATGTCAGAAAGATGGGGCGCGAGTTTGGTGGCATCAATGGCTTTGGCGTGGGGCTCGGAAAGACGTTTACGGCTTTGGCTGCCGTGCAGCATGTGCAGGCCATCGGCGTCAAGAAAAAGACGCTGTTTGTGGTGCCTAACTCCGTTCTCTCAAATTGGAAGAAGGAAGCGGGACGCGCATATGCGACCTTGGACGATTGCCTTTTTGTAGGGTTACGCACCAATAAGTCCGGCAAAGCTGTGGTGAATTCGAGCACCTACGACGAAGACCTTCATGAAATCGTCAACAATCGCCACTCCAAGATTTTTATGACGATGGAGGCGTTTGAGCGAATCAAACTGCGTGAAGAGACGATTGACGACTATATGGCGTACTTGCGCACTGTGGACAACAGCATTGCCTTGTCGGAGAGCAAAAAAGATGATGAGCGAAAGAAGGGTAAGGCTGCGGGATATGCAGAAATTCTGCGTAAGAAAACGGGCGCAGCTCCTTACCTCGAAGACCTCGGTATTGACAGCATCGTCATCGACGAGGCGCACATGTATAAAAACTCTGCGCAGACTTATGAGTTCAAGGGCGCACGCTATTTACCTGAAGCGACGGCCTCTCGGCGCGGTATTGATGCTCAGGCAAAGGCCTGGTATGTCCGCGGTGGCTCTTCTCTAGGCGATGGCGTTTTGATGCTAACGGCAACGCCGATCACCAATAGTCCGATTGAAATCTACTCGATGCTCTCGCTGGCTGTTGGTCAGGAACGCGTCAACGATGCGTGTTTGGGTATTCGTGGTGCCGATGACTTCATGAACACCATGTGTATGACCACTACTGAGGAAACGACACGTATTGATGGCTCGCCAGGCATGGGTTCGGTATTTACAGGACTCGACAATCTGGATGTTCTGCGCAAGTCACTCGGTGATGTGGCTACGATCAAATCTGCCGAAGACGTGGGCGCATCGGTGGTGATTCCTGACCGAGAGGAAAAGGCAACAGTGGTTGCAATGTCAGAGACCATGAATAATCAGATGGATCGACTTAAGGCAGCCTATCGTTACGCGTCGGATCTCATGAAAGAACGAAACCCTGAACCTGCTTATGCAGATGCTTATGCGTCGGTTCAGGCAGAGTACGGTGAACCAATGGAAATCATTGCGCACCCGTTCAATCTGATCAAAAAGATGACGGCTCTTATTGCTGATCCTGAGCTGGTGACCGGCGAAAGCTTCTATCAGATTCAGCCGGGAGAAGAAGAGTTGGCGAGTAAGGTGGTTGCTGAGTTCAATGCCAAGAAATTCAAGGAAGAGCGCAACTACATGGCTCCCGACAAACTGGCCAATAATCAAGAAAACATCAAGATCACAACGAAGAAAGACGGAGATGTTGAAGTCGAAACATATACGTTGACGATTACGGCCAAACTGCAAGAGGGGGCCGTGCCTCAGATTTGTATTGACTCAACGAACTTCAAAGTGCAGAGCGCTCTCGAAGAGATTGCTGCCAAGCATGGTCTTGAGTTGGATGTGCATGATTCTCCGAAACTGTCAGCGATGCTTGAGAACTTCAAGAACGAAATGGCACATCCGCGCGGCATGATCGACGAGGAAACGAAGTCTCCGATCGTCAAACAGATCATTTTCTGCGATATGCTCGGCCTTCACAGCAAGATTCGTCGATTGCTTCAGAAGCGTTGCGGTATTTCCGCAGGCAAGATTGCCATTGTGACGGGACAGACTAACAACACGCCTGAAGAGATTCAGGGGGTGCAGGACGGGTTCAATGCTCAGGGCGAAGATAACCGCTATCAAGTCATCATTGCCAACGAAAAAGCAGAAGTGGGCATCAATCTGCAAAAGGGCACGCAGGCAATCCACCACCTGACGATCGGCTGGACGCCGGACAGTCTTGAACAACGCAACGGACGTGGCGCGAGACAAGGCAATAAGACGCAGACAGTTCGCATCTATTACTACGATGCGGACGGCAGTTTCGATGTGCTCAAGCGCAAGATGGTGAACTCTAAGAACGACTGGATCAGCAATGTCACCGATCTGAACGGCGGCAGCAAGGTTACAGTCACGGGCGGTCTTTCCAACGAGGATTACGATGCTCTGATTCGTTCTGCGGGTGATCCTGAGGCCATGAAGCGCTACGAAGAGCAGAAGCAGCAGCGCGAGGCTCTCGCTCGTGCACAGGGCAACCGCGAACGTCAGCGTGTGAACCTTGACACAATCGCAAAACAGACGCGATTCCTGAGAAAGTATGACGAAGTGAGCAAGCTCGCTGTAGAACGTGCTACGGCACTTTGGACATTGGATAATGCTTGCGCCAAGCTTCAGAAGAAGATTGATAAGCCGAATCCTCGTCCGTCCGATCTGAAGAAGTTTGCGGCAATGCAAGCTATGAGAGATGCCAAAGCAGAAGAGCTTGATGGAAGCGTTAAATTCTTCAAGAAAGAAGGGTATGCCGACGAAAACCTCAAGCCTATAGCCAATGCGATGGCCTTCATAGATGAGGTAAACAGCGGTTGGAGAGTACCTAAGAACGCAGAGGACGCGGCCAAACACATTGCGTCTTGGATGTACGTTCTCCAAGTGGATAACACATCAGCTTTGTACGGAGAGTGGCAGGCTTCGGTAGACCAAGCTAAAGGTATGGTTGAACAGTCGATGGCTTCGTATGAAGAGCAGTCCAAGGAAGAAGGTGCGATGCCTTCGGGCATGGCTCAAGCCGTTCGTGACGGAAACGCTGAAGTTGTGAACGGTTACGCCATTATGAAAGGCATGTTCTTCCGTAGTGACGATTGCCTAAGTTTGGTTTACGAAAAAACTAGGATGGGTGACTGGATAACCATTTCCCGAACTTTCGACGGTAGTCATACATATCGTGATATGAAGACCGATGGTTCGCAGAAATTTATTTATCCGGGTACACCTGAGTATGAAGACTGCCTGATAGAGGCGGCAAAGCTTGAGGATGATGCCACGGATAAAGGAGAAGTGTTCTCTGGCTTCAGCGACCGTTGCAAGGAAGTCTTGCAGTTCCGCAAGACAGAAAAAATTGTCGAATACTCGTGCTTTAATACGAGCCTGCCTTCGCCACATTTCCCCTTCGTGGTAACTGGTGAGGAGATGGAGAAATGTTCGGCGTGCGCCGCGATTGGCAGAAGTCAGATGGAGGTAGTGAAAGCTCGAACAGGCAGCTATTACACTGCTTCAGCAACTACCGATATCAATCCAAACGATAACTCTGGAAGCGGTTGGCGCGGCAGAAATAAGAGATTTGTCGCTGCACTTGTCGAATGGGCTAGAGCTCACTCCATCAAAGCTAAATACGATCAATTTGCAGAGGGGTGGAGGGACTTCATCGAAGAGCAACTTTCTGAAACGGATTTCAGTGGATTGCAGGAAGCGAAAACTGACGAGGAAATTGATCGTTACGTCAAAACATGCGTCACGGAGGCTCTGCCGGATGTTGAATTTGACTCAGTTGATCAGTTAATTCCTGATAGTGTCAAAGCAATGGTTCAGAGGCGTAAGGCAGAATTGCTCCCGGACGATAAGATCGTCGGACTTACAGGGGACACCTACCGCTACAAAGACGATATCAAGGCGTTGGCTTTGAGAGCTGGATCAATGGCTAAGTGGGATAGCGCGCGCAGGGCCTGGGTTGTTCAATATGTGGTTTACAAACAACTGATTGAACGTTACCCGAACGCCGCTAACAACATTGACATCGTGACGGTAGCTTAAACAGATTGAGGTAAAGACATGTACACGGAATTTATGTATGACTCTGAATTTGTCAAGGCTCAAAAGGCGCAGTTCCTTGCGAACCTTGAGGCAAATAAGGGGACGCGGGACATTGTGACCTTTGCCTCGCAGATGTTCTCTGAATGGCTTGAGACGAAGCCTCAGCGTTATCGCGATTTCGGACCATATTGGTGGGCGTTTAAGAAAATATTGATCGCTCGCGGTTTGGCCAAGGGTGATGTCGTTGACGAAGAGATCGCTGCTGTTTATCGCGGTGGCGATGACGAAGAAACGGTTGTTCTTTGCCAACTATTCATTGACGAATACCGGACGCGATATTTGATCGGTACGAATCGGTTCACATTGGACCCGGAAAGCATCGGGGACTACATCCTCTATGACCCGGATTATGAGGTGAAAGCATCGTAAGGTCGAGGGCCCCGCTTTTAGAAGGCGGGGCTTTTCTTTTGCGGAAAAAAAGGCGGAGGGCACACTTGACAAGCTTGCAAAATTGCTCTCATGACCGCCGCAAATCAATTTACAGCGCCGGGAAAGTCAAGCGGATTTTTTAGCCGATTTTCCCCACGCCGCTGGTTCAATGAGAACGTAGCGCCTGCGCAGCAGATTACGCAGGCTGACACAACCCTTTTCGGAGCGGGTGTGACGACCGTTGCCTCTTTGCTGGGGCAGGGGAGACGCGCAGCCCGTTCGCGTCAACTCATCTACGAAAAGTGGATGAGGATGGAGGCTGACCCGATCATATCGAGCGCTATCAGCGTGCTCGTTACGGCGGCGTTAGGGGGGCATGAAACAACAGGCGACATCATTTTTATCGAGAAAAAGCCGATCGCAAGAGAAAACGCCGAACTCGAAAAGATGGTCGATGAGATCGCGGCTGATTTGGGGCCGATATTCAATCAAATTGCCTACACGATGGCCTTTACCGGGGCAATCTATGGTGATGCCTACGCTCGCATCTATCTCGATGAGCGCGGGGTAATTGACCTGCTGACTGACGAGATGGTGCGACCGCAGTTGGTGCAACCGTTTGAGCGCGGCGGAAAGACGATCGGCTTTGCGGTTTCGGTCGGTGATCGCAATTTCGAGCGTTTGGACATCACTCAGATGGCGCGCATGAAGATGCCTCGCACGCAATGGATTCCACAGTTCGGCGTGGTCGAAAAGTCTCTGCGCCTAGGCATCACTGAAGACGATCTTACGAAGGCCCCGATTTTGCCATCAATGGTGGGCGGTTCATTCCTGTATCGAGCAGAAGAGCCATACGACAACCTCTATTTTTCGCTTTTGGGGTTGGTCGGACAGCGTTGGATGGACTCGATTGATGAGCAAATGCTCATGGTTAATACGGCCAACATGACGCAGGATCAGCGCACCAAACTGCTCGGGAGCGTTATCCAAATGCTCACTCGCTCAAAAGAGCTCGCCGAGGATGCGGTTAAAAGTGGGCGGCCGGTTTTGAGTCGCATCCGTCACCTGATCCCAATCTTCAACGAAAAGCAGGCTCCGACTTTGACACCGGCAGGCGGCGGAGCAGGGCGCACGTCTCCGATTACGATTGACGACGTTATGCTTCATGCTCGATTGCTTGCCGGGTCGCTTGGCGTTGATCTATCAATGATCGGCTTCGCAGACCAGATGTCGGGCGGCTTGGGCGAAGGCGGCTTTTTCCGCGTGTCGGCTCAGGCTGCCGAGCGTGCGCGCGTAATTCGCACGTCGCTGGAAGCGTTCTTTGACTCCGTCATCAACATTCACACGCTCAAACGCTACAAACGTGTTTTTTCGTATCAGGAAAAGCCGTGGGACGTTAACTTCTATTCGACGATTTCTGCGCTAGAGGCTGAAAAACAGCGCACGCGACTGGATGCTGTCAACAGCGGGGCGCTTTTGGCTCAGACCATCCAGCTTGTCAAAGACATGGGCGCGGATAAGGAGTTCATGGAAACGTTCTTGTGCAAGACCATGCAGCTCGATGAGGATCAGGCCAAGCTCTACGCCAAGATCGTGGACCAAAAGCCGCCGCAGGATGCTGGTGAAGACCCGATGGGAGGCATGTAAATGTCTCTCTACAACAACGTTGCCGCAAACTTGAAGAACCTTACCAAGAGCGGTTCTTCTAGCGTGCCCACAAGTATTGGCTCTGCCATCAGCAAGGGAATCGGAGGTGTGGCTGGCGCGGCGACCGAAGCGCTCGGAGGCGGTTCTTTGGCAAAGCAGGTTGTACAGGGTGCTCAGGGGGTGGCTAACAACTACGCCTCCGGCCTTGTCAACAAGTACCTCCCGGCAAGTACGCAAAAAATCGTCAACGTCGGCATGACCGCAGGGGCGTCGCTTGCTAGCGGCGACCTGCAAGGTGCCGGAATGAAGGTGATTTCGTCAGGACTTCTCGGGCAGCTCTTCCCGGGGGCAAAGGGCGTGCTCACGCAGGCGGCCTACTGGGGCACGCCCACGCCTCTTTTCGGAGGCATCAGTCCAACGGATGCCAAACGAATCTATGACGAAATGCGAGGCGAGCAGTTGGCCAAGCGCAATCTGTGGTTGCTTGAGGTTTCCAGCAATCTGTCGGGCGGCGCATACAACATACCGGCGCGCTTCAATATGTTTGCCACGGGCCTCGAGTATTCGCCATTCGTGTGCGAAGGCGACTCGGTCAAGGTGGGCGGCTCCAATGTCGGGCTTGTCGAAGGCAGCGGTGCGGTGGAAATGCAGATCACCACCTATGACGACGCCAACGGCTCTTTGAAGCGTTGGTTTGCCTTGCATCATGCGGCCGCTACCGCGCGTGACGGAACTGTCGGCGAGCCGGGTAAGTACGCCATTCGAATCCGGGTGGTGCATTCCTTCATTGAGGAAACCAGCGGCGCTTACGAAGACATCGGCTTTTTCCGACCTGAAAACCTGTCTGTGTCGCTTTCACGCCGCGAAGATGACGTGTCCGAACTGCAAATGACCTTTGTGCAGTTGGACACTTTCATGAGGGCGTAACCGATGCCAAAGTCACTCAAAACGGACTCTCAGGGCTTTCTGGTCGGTGATCCTGTCAACCTGATTGACCTTGCCGAACAATGGAAACTCGTTAGCGCAGATACGCGAGCGATTCGCTCGATTGTGAGCCGCATTGCGTCGATTTTGTCGGCAAATACGGCAAACGACAGTCCGACTCGCAAAGCAACTCACGCGGCCGAACCAAAGACGGCTGTGGCACGACCGCATCGAGGCGAAGAAAAAGAGCAAAAGGAGCGTAAGACGCCCCAAGCTGTCAAGCATATTGTTGAGGTTGTCCAGCCCAAAAGCAGGCAGGCAGAGGATGCGGATTCTCAGGCTAGAACGCTAGTCGATGCGAGACGCTCAAACGCAATCCAGACGCCGTCCGTGCTGCCTGTAACGGTTCCTCCGGCGGCAGTTGTGGAATTGCCGAAGGGATCAGGTGTACAGAACGGCGAGAAAGAAGAGATTGCCGTTCCGCAGCGGCGAGATCAGAAGGAAACAGACTCCAAAGAACCAGTTGCCGCATCGCCGCAGAATGTGGAGGCGGTTCGGGACGCGAAAGGGCGCTTTGTACGCAAAGGCGGCTCTGAAGATGATTCAACCGCAAATGGCCCGTCAAATGCCAGGTCTGAAGAAAGTCTCGCCGGCGAAGCGGCTGAAAAGATTGCGGAAGCCGTCAAAACCGCGGGCGAAGGGCTCGGCGAGAGCGATCCGGCAGTGCAGGCAATGCAGGAAATTGCACAGCCGATTTCAACGGCAATGGATTTTTTCGGGTTCGGAAAGAGCAAAGAAGAAGGTTGGCTGCGCAAGATTTTCCGCTCCCTCAAGGATTTTCACAAAGAAGAATCCGTTTTCAACAAAGCTCAGAACAAGGCGCTCAAAGAGCTTGTTGATAAGCCTGCCGGAGGCGGCATCCGAGAAGCGGGTGCGAATGTTCTCAACGGCGTCAAGCAGTTTGGCATGGGAGCTTTGTCTATCGGATCGTCTTTGGCAAAGCGCATCCCTCTGCTTGGAGCCTTGATTGCGGGCGGCTCTTCGCTTATAGACATCTTTAAGTCTGAAAACGACGACACGAAGACGCGAGCGGAGAAGGATCAGGCGACCGGAAAGGCCGCAGGCAAGGGGCTGGGTGCTGTCGGAGGCATGATCGGCGGCGCGAAGCTTGGTGCCGCCATCGGGACGGCCTTGGGACCGATCGGGACGGCTGTAGGCTCAATTGTGGGCGGTGCTGCCGGTGTGTTCTTCGGCGGTAGCGCGGGCTCAATCATCGGTGAACAAGTTGGTTCTTTTGTGGGGTATCTGCGCGAAGCAGATATCCCCGGGAAGATCATGTCCGTTTGGACCGGATTCACCGACACGCTCAAAAGCGGGTGGGATAGTGCCCTCGAAACTCTCTCCGGCGTCTGGGATAAAACGAAGGAGACGGTGGGAGACGCCGTAGATTCGGCCAATGGCTGGGTCAAGGAAAAGACCGGCATTGACATCATCGGCAGCATTAAGGGGGCTTTCAGCAAAGACGGCGTTATCGGCAGCAAATTTGTTCGCCCGAAAGATGAGGACTACAAGCCGGCTCGCAAAAGCACAGACTTATGGCAGTTGGGAGCGACCAGCGAACTCTACGAATCAGGAAATCGCGGCGCAGGAACAATCTCCAGCGGCAAAGGAGATCACGGCGGCGCATCGTATGGCACCTATCAGCTCTCCAGTAAGCAGGGCATGGTCCAGAAGTTCATTTCCGACATGGGCTATGACCCGATTTTTGAGGGGATGGAGCCGGGCACCGAAGAGTTCAATAAAACGTGGCGCACGCTAGCTAAGTATCAGCCTGAGTTTGCTCAGGAACAGCACGATTTTGTTAAGAAAGAGTATTACGACAAGGCTCAGGCAAATCTCAAGGAAAAGGGGATTGATCTCTCCAACCGCGGACGAGCTGTCCAAGATGCCGTGTGGTCGACATCGGTTCAGTTTGGCGCAGGCGGTGCGAGCAACATGATGCAGAAGGCGCTTAAGGGCAAAGACATTGCCTCGATGAGCGACGCAGAGATTGTCACCGCGCTTCAGGATTACAAGATCGAGAACAACTCCAAGCTTTTCAAATCCTCAAGCTGGAACGTGCGCATGGGAACGCTTGTGCGTGCCCAGAAGGAGAAAGAAAAGCTTTTGACGCTGGCCAAGGAAGATGCGGCCGGGAATGTCCAGAACCGGATGCCGGTACAGGTCGCAACGAACGCCGGCTCCGAAGTGGCGGCACCATCTTCGACGCCTGTGAATGTTTCGGTCAACAGCTACACCAAGTCGCAAGAGGTTTTACAGCAAAGAACGCAGAGCCTTGCGGCGGCCAAGAATCAGCCTGTGGCACGCGTTGAACAGCCCATTGGGTCACTTGCTGACAAGAAACCTACGATCGTCAATATTCAGGGCGAAGTCGGTCAGGACGTAAAGGATCGCGCTATCGCTCACATCGTGACCGGCGGCATTGCCGTTTAGGGAAAACAGGAAAAAACGAGCGGGTTGCCTAACCCGCCTTTTGTACGCTTTCAAACATGGCTACAACAACTATTACAGGACAAGACATCCAGGCAATGGTTCGGCATTGGCTCAGAACGCCCGTCAATGGCTATCTGGGCTCGGACTATGGGCAGGATTTGAAAAGCCTTTTGCAGAGACCTATGAACGACGGCATGGGCGATGCGATTTTGCAGAAACTTCGGCAAGACGTTCCTGTGATCAGCATCGTGCCGTCGAGTTACGTCAATCTTTTGCAAAAGGACACGTACCCGGACAAGCGGACGTATTGCATCGAAGTGGCCGGCAATGTGATCAACATCGACGAATCGAACTTGGGTTGATAGAGGGAAGCTATGTACACAAAAGCCGATTTGATGAAGAAGGTCGAAGAGACGCTTCCCAAATACCCGCAAATCAATGTCCTTTATAAGGCGGGCGACCCCCGCATCCGACAGAATCTCGAAGCAATGGCGGCCATGCTTGCCATGCTCTCTGCGCAGGTCGAAACATCGCAGAACGAGGCTTTTCAGAAGTCGCGCGATTCGACTGTTTTGGCCGACGCATCCATGCGCGGAATCGTCCGCAAGGGCACGGCTGCGCGCGCCCGAATCAAATGCACGAACAACGGGACAACGCCTTTCACGGTGGACTCCGGGCGCAACCTGTTTGACTCTTCAGGCCGCGTGTGGCGAGTCGAAACGGCTGTGACGGTCAAGGCCGGAGAGTCGGGCACATTTGAGGCCACGCAGCGCACGATTGAAACGCTGGTCCATACGGTGGAAAACACCGAACCGTTCTACGCGATCGAAATCCCATCGTCTGATGACGAGTCTTACCTTTGCGAGATTGCAGTTTCGGACTCTCAAGGCGATTTCGAGTACCGCGAAGGCTACGTCAACACAGAGGTCGACGAACGCGTCTACCACGTCGAGGCTGACGATCGGCAGCGTGTTTATGTGCGTTTAGGCTACGACAATGTCGTTGGATGGCAGCCAGAAGACGGTGACGAGATCAGACTTCGCATCTCTCGGACCAATGGGGACATCACGGTGGAGTATGGAACACCGTTCTCCTTTGAGTACCTGCTGACACCTACCGAAAGTCAGATTGACCTCACGATGGACGCCATGCTGGTGGCCGGAGCCAACCCTGTGCCTATGAGCGTTTTGCGCGATATGGCAAAGTACCCGTCGGTCTATCAGAGCAACTCGGTCTTTCTTGGTGAGTTCGGCTTTTTGGTCCGAAAAAACTTTCCGACACTGCAATTCTTGTCGGTTTGGAATGAGACCATTGAAGAGCAAACCCGCGGGTCGAATTTCAAGAACATCAATGCTCTGTTTGTGGCCTGCTTGTCTGCGGTCGGAAACGAAAAAATCCTTGAGGCCGATGACGCGGATGATCCGGACGATCCGGAAGAAATCAAAGACGCCGATCTTACGGACACGCAAAAGGCGATCAAAGAGTGCATTCGCAGAGCCGACGACAGCTACCGCGTTCGTTTCTTCACGCCCGTGGCCGTGAAAATCCCGATGACGATCAAGGCTCGCGTTTCGACAAGCTACGTAGCTTACGAAATCAAGGCTCAGATCATCGAAGTTCTGGTCTCAAAGTACGGGAAAGAGGCGGCGGCCAGTCGGCGCGGCAATTTGAATCCTTTGAACCGAGAAATCATTGATGCGCTGACCGAGGCGATCCCGGCTCTGACGGATGGCAATGCAGATCTGAAGGTGACGGTCGACTCGGAACTCGTTCGCCCGGAGCTGTGGCGGTACGTGGATAAGGATTCGCTTGACGTGACGGTTGAGACGGCCAACATGACCCGCAACACTTGGGGCGGTTAGGAGTTGCTATGCCTGACGATACAGACATCGGTAGCAATGTAAGCTCCAATCACGAATACGACTTTGCAAACGCGCAACTGCCGTCGCTTGTGCCGTTGCGTGAGAGCTTTGCTGTCGACGAGGTTGAAAGACAGCTCAAAGAACTTTTTCTCGAAGTCTTTCAAGAAACCTTGTCCGCAAGCGTCTTTGATGAAAATGTTTTGGGCGCGGCGCACCTTGGCAGCTTTGATCTCGTTCGAAAGGTGATTACGAACGACGGTTTGGCCTTGCTTCAAGGTGACCGCGAAGAGCCTGCCGTCCGATACCTGTATCGCGCTTGGATTGCGCGCGACAACCAGGCGCGCGGGATGCATTTTTTGCGCGCCTACTTGCAAACGCTTTACCCGAACGTTTGTTCTGTCGAGCAGATGTGGCAGGACAAAGACGTAGAGTATCCGCTTGGATTGCACACAAGCCTCGATGACGAAGAGTTTGTGATTGATCCAGAAAACATGTACCTCACCAGCCGGGTGGAAATTGCCCTGGACCTTACCGTTGCCACACGCTCGATTACGACTTTGACGGACATTTTCAGAACGATTTTGCCCGCGCGTCTGGTGCCCCAGTTCCGCTTCTGGCTGATCTTCAATGTTCGCATCGACTACAAAGTCACCACGCAGCTCTTTATGGAAAAGCTGTCGGACGTGTGGATGCCGTGGCAAACCCTGCTAGTTACGGAGCGCCCGTCTGCGTTGTGGTATCTCGGCAGAGACGAAAACCCGGATGATGCTCCGAAACTTGTTGAAGGCCGCATCTCCGGTTCTGTGACCATCGAAAAAGTGCCCTGAGTCAAACTCGGAAAAATCAACGAAGTAGCACTTGCGACGAGCCTCACAATGGTTTTTGACTTTGAACCTTGTGAGGAGCGCAAAACATGGCTGCTGAGGCCGTACTTCTTAAATCTTTCCGAGAGCGCATAGCCGCTCACATGGCCGGCAATGGGACGCTCTATCCCATCAAGTACATCGCTTACGGCGATGGCGGCCACAACTCCAATCTACAGCCCATTTCGCCGAGCGAAGACGCCACAGCTCTTCAGCATGAAGTCTTGCGCAAGGAAGTTGCGGCTGTGCGCCAGGACGACTCTCTGTCCGTGACCGGTAAGGGAACGATCGAGAACAACGAATTGATCGGGACTCAGCTTTCCGAAGCCGCTCTTGTGGATTCGCAAGGCAACCTGATCGGCATCAAGACTTTTGCGCCGAAGGTCAAAGAAGCAGACGAACGCTATCAGATTGAAATCAAGGTGAGGTTCTGACAATGGCTATCACGCTACCTCATTCCGCCATCACCGAAATTCCCAACACCGAACCCGCGGCAACGCCTGCGCTTTGGAATACCCGCTACAACGAAATTGACGACAATTTCAAGCGTTTGGCTACCTACACACCTGTAGGCACCAGCTCTACGGCGGCTGGCACCAAAGCGAAGGCTGTGACAATCAACGGGTTCTCACTGTCCACGAATGCCTTTGTCCTCGTGAAGTTTTCGAACGCGAACACGGCGTCCGCTCCTACGCTCAATGTGTCGAACACGGGGGCAAAGGCAATCTACTTCAACGGTGCCGCGGTGCCGACTGGCTACCTCGAGGCAAATAAGTTCTACCACTTCGTTTACGACGGATCTCATTGGGTTCTGACGGGCGATGTCGATGTGCGTCACCTATATCTACCGCTTGCCGGCGGCACGATTACGGGCAATTTGGCGGTCCAGGGAACGACTACCTTAACGGGACTGCTTACTGCCAACGGCGGTGTAACGACCAAAAAGCTCACTGCCACAGAACTTGATCTCAATGGCAATGCCGACATATCTGGCACGCTCAAGGTGACCGGAGCTTCAACGCTAACTGGTCTTTTGACAGCCAACGGTGGCGTGACTACGAAGGTTTTATCTGCGACTGACGTAACCGCTTCGGGCACGCTGAAAGTCACGGGAGCTACTACGCTTACGGGGGCTTTGGCAGCTAATGGCGGGACCACCACAACCACACTCAAAGCAACTGGGACAAGCACCCTAGCCGCTGTCAACGCAACTAACATTTCTGCGTCCGGAACCCTCAAGGTCACGGGTGCCACGACTCTTACAGGTGCTTTGGCGGCCAATGGTGGTCTGACGACGACAACCATCAAGGCTACCGGTACATCAACGCTTGCCGCAGTAAATGCTACGAATATTTCGGCTTCCGGCACATTGTCGGTGACGGGGACTAGCACGCTCACTGGCAAACTCACTGCCAATGGCGGTGTGACGACGAAGGCTTTGACCGCGACAAGCCTCGATCTGAACGGTAACGGCGATGTATCTGGTTCGCTGACCGTGCATGGTGACCTGAACGCACAAGGTGGTCTGAATGTCACGGACATCACGGCCACGGGGGCGACCACGCTCGTCAACCTGAACGCCGCCAACATCACGGCGACCGGGACTTTGAAGGTCAACGGCGCTACGACCTTGACGGGACTTCTGACAGCCAACGGAGGGGTAACAACCAAGAAAGTCACGGCTACTGAACTTGACCTCAACGGCAAAGGTGACGTGAGCGGCAATCTAAATGTCGGTGGGTTACTGCAAGTCACTGGTCAAGCCACACACGGGAATCGAATCACGTTCAATACAAACCAATGGCTTTTTGGCTACAGGTCTGATGTAAGCGTTGCTGATACTGAGCGGGATTCTTCGACAAACATCATTGTCTACCGAATTGCGGATAAAGATGGCGCTGCACTTATCTCTGAAGAAGCCTACTTTAACCAGGATGGCAGCCGAGACCTGCGTTTCAATGGTCGAAATCGGGCAAATACTTCATGGCGTCTGTTCTTAACAATCAAGGAATACGCGAACGAGGAAGTCCGGATCATTGCTGCCGATAGCCCATCGGCTTCAGTGAATGACCATACGCTGATCACGGCCAAGTGGGCAAACAATGCTTTTGTCCACCTAACTGGTGACGAAGAAATAAATGGGTGGAAAAAATTTTATCGCCCGATCAATGTCTATGCGTCAACTGGGTTGGAAGTGGTACGCCCAGACCAAGATTTCACGATAGTCCCCGAAACCACTACGCAGACTTGGTTTGCCAGATATAAGGACAAAAACGGGAAAGGCGGATTGCTTCTCAAGCACTACCAATATGCATCAGGTGAGACCGCTGTAGTGCTGTCCGATATCAATTTTTACAACGCTGATGACGAAGATGGCGACTGGAGCAGCCTGGAGATAGGTCATCTGGCAGATGGAACTCGATATGTTCGAGCCAATCACACCCCAGCAGAAACATCGAACGGTTATGAAGTTGTCACCACAAGGTGGCTTCGTTCCTATATTTGGAATGCCGAGCAGTCCCAGTTAGTTCACACTGTCAACGCTGAAAAAATCAACGGTGCCAAGACCTTCACTTCACCTTTGCTATCCGCATCCAGCACATTTATAAAGAGCGTTCCGTGGGAAGCAGTAAGCATTGCCGACACCTCTCGTGAACAAACAGCCAACCGGACCATTTGCGAAGTCATAGACAAAGATGGACTTCGGTTCATGGGGTTAGAAAGTACGGCTACCACCGAAGGCGGTCGAACATTTCAAGTCACTGCTAGGCGGCGTGACAACTCAGGGTGGATCAATTTTCTTCAAATCGTCGAAGACAACACAGGCAAAGCATCCTTCAGGGTGAGCCAAAGCCCAGTTACGGAGAGTGACGATAACTCTATTGCCACCACCAAGTGGGTAAACGAAAAGGTCAGCGCAAATGTTTCGGACTTTGGTAATTGGGAGACGCCAGAGGCTACAGGAGCGGCGGCCAAATCAGGCATTTTCACAATCATTTCGAAGCACAACACTAAGGTAGAGATTTTCGTTGACGAAATTTTGCGAGCAAGTACGGACAAGCGAGATAGCTATGGCACTGGGCACACCTCTATCACTTGCCCGATTAAAAAGGGATCGTCTTACCGAATTACGGGAGCCGAAACAATCTCTTTTTTGCCACTTGAGTAGCCAGATGCAGGCACGGTAGAATGAGCGCTACGTCCGGCGAGCCGTGCGCATGGCTTGCTAAAAATTGGATGGTTTTGCTACGGGTCAACCATCCAGTCGTCGGGGACAAAACCGTAGTGAAACGGCCCAGTGCTGGTAACACTGAGCCGCTTGAAGGACTGAGATATGCGCGTAAAAACATCTCATGCCCACAGTATAGCAAAGTGGATCGTGAAAATTTTTGTTTTCTTGATCCTCTTCCTGTTGTGCTAGGCGCGTAAGTAAAGAGCCTCAGTAGTTCGACGACTGCTGAGGCTCGCGTGTTTTTAGCCATCCCAGAACTCATAGAGTTTACCGTTGGCTGTGTAGCTGTTAGCGCTACTTCCAATAGTCGGGTGGTTAGAGTCATTGTCAATGCCCATGCAAACCTCGTAATCCAACATACCGCGACCACCAAGGCTTGCCGTAATTTTGTACACATCAACAACACCACCGCCTGCACCCGCTGATGGGTAAAAAACCAGCCCCTTACAGTAGGAGTTGATTTCGATTTCTGAAATTGAAATGTTGTTCCATGAGTTGTGCCAAATCGTGTGAAAGGTTCTTTCATACGAAAGAGATACCGAAAAATCTCGGTAAGGATTGAAAGTGAATACCGCAACTGAGTAGCGGTGACTTGAGTGGACGCTTCGATATAAACAATCGTTCAAAACGCCATCAACTTGAATGGCATCAGTCTGATTTTGAATCCAAGTATTGATCCAATCTATCCAGTAGTCTTTATTGGCATTGTCGATACCCGTATTCCACGGCCATCCGGTAGGTCGAAAAATTCCGATCTTGGAGTTCTCGCGTGCGAACAGCAAATCATTGTGAAACATGCTCAATCTCCGTCAGCACCACCGGCATGTCCGGCCAGGTTACGCTTTCCGGGAAGGTTTCTTGCGTGGTTATGTCCCGAAGTGCTTGCCGATAGGCCTTTACCGTCACAAGGCCTTCGGTGGAGGCAGGATAATCAGGCATCATATAAAAGTCGGTCTCCGAGATGAGCCGGTCACGCTGTTCGCGAATGGCGATAGCTTTTTCTTCCGTAGTGGGTTCTTTGACTTGAGCTTCTTCTTCGGAATAGGTCACGCCATATTGTGCCCAAAAATCGGCTCTTCCTTCCGCAGGTTCAACTCCGAAAGCGATTCGTTCAGCCTCAAAAATTGCCTGTTTTACAGCGTAGGCAGAGCTATACGTCTGGTTGTTGTAAACATATTTTTTGATCATTTTTACCTCATTACGCCGTCACAATTAAGCTCGCCACACCAAAGGTTGAGCACCAGTGCAAAACCAAAACACAATTCGCGCTCACATCCGGAGCAGCACCTCCGTACCATTTCCACTTTGAGCCGAGAGCAATCGTTGCGCTCCCGTTTGAGATGGCAACGGTCTTAGTCCAAGCTTGATTGGCCGCACCATCGTTGACTGTGATCTTGACGGCTCCAGTCACAAGGTTGGTGTCTCTGGATGTGTTTGTGACAGTGAGGGCGGAGGATTGGACTACCGGAGTTTCAAAGCCGCTGAGGTTTCCTCGATTTCCTGTCTTGCCCACGCTCCATGCGGTGGTCGCGATAGAGTTGTCGTTACTCTCCGTAACCGGTGTTGGTGCTACCGTATAGAAACTTTTGGTGGACTTGTTG